GGCGGTGTGTATCCCAAAGCACTTGTCACGTTCGCCTTTGTCAAACTAATCGTGCCGGAATTCTCCGTAATGTTACTCCCGATTTTTACACCACCCAAAGTCCAAGCACTTGCGGTTGGCAGTGTGTACTTGGTATCAGTAGTCGGTGGCGTATAGCCCAGTGCATTTGTCACGTTAGTCTTACTAATGCTGATCGTGCCGCTGTTCACTGTAATATTGCTGCCAATCTTTACGCCACCCAGGGTTGAACTGGTAGCGGCAGGCAGCGTATGGGTACCGGAGGAGGCCGGTGTCATATAGATCTGGTTGCTGTTCAGCGTTCCTTCACTCTTAGCATTATCATACTGGGCTTGCGTCAGGTAGTTGATTACCAAACTGTCCAGCTTTGTATCAGTTGCCATAATCATATACCTCTCGTTACAATCGCGCTGATCGTCGTCAGTCCGCTCGGCAGCCCAGTCAGTTTTCCGTTGCTAATGCTTAGGCTCAGGTTGGTGCTGCTTGGGCCACCGTATATGGCGCCCTTGTGGTACTTGTCGCCCTCAAACGCGATCAGGCTCGTAGTCTGCTGGCCCCAGCCGCCTTGACTGGTCATGGTGCCGTAACCCCAAATCTTGATTGCCCCGTCAGTGCGCTTAAAATTCACGCTGGGGTTGGTATCCGTGACGGCATAAGCCTCCACATTGTTATTGCCACTGCCGCCGGAACTCCCGCCGCCGGCATAAGTCCCTGTCACACCAAAAATGCTCACACCGCTCTTAATGTTCCCGGCCACCAGGTTTGCATCGCCTTTAATGGTCTGAGCACCACTTAAATACTGGCTTGCCGCAATACTTTGGTCACTGGTCTTTGGGGTGTAAGTTGCCGCAGCCTTCTTTGTTACGCCACTACCAACATAAGTTCTGGAAACAGCGTTTACCGTTACGGAACTCAGACCATCATACCCGCTGTCCGGGCTGATGGTCTGGGTACTTTCACTAGGCGTCGCGGTTTTTGTCTGTAGCCTGGGGCTGCTTCCGCCACTGCTGCTCCCAGCATAACTACCTGTCACATTAAAAATCTTCACACCGCTTCTAATGTTACCGGCGGTCAAATTGCTGTCACCCTTAATCGTCTGGGTTCCATTCAAATACTGGCCGGATGCAATGCTCTGGTCACTCGTTCCCGGCGTATAAGTTGCAGCACTCTTTTTCGTCACGCCGCTTTCCACATAAGTTCTCGATACTGCATTTACTGTAACCTGGCTCAAACCGTCATAGCCATTGTCTGCCTTGATCGTCTGTGCGCTCTCACTGGGGCTAACCGTCTTGCTCTGCAAACTCGCCCCACTGGCACCACCAGTCACAAAACCGCCCTGCATATCTACCTGCGTACTTCCTAAATAAACTCCCATATAAAAAATCACCACCTGCTAATTGTCACACTTGTTGCGCCCACACTGGCTGCCGTAATGCTGATCGATTTTGCACTGCTGCCATCCCATGCACCCTGGCTTGTCCCGTTCAGGTTAATCGTCAAAGCTGCATTCACCTTGTTGGCGCTCGTTGCTGCACCGCCCGCACTGCTGGACCCAGCATAGTTGTGGGTGTGGCTGCTCGGCGTAAAGGTGCTCGGTTTGCCTGTGACATTAACCCATGCAACAGAACTTGCAGAGTCTGCAACTCCTGCGGTAGCGGGCTTTTCCGTAATGGCTGTCCAGTTACTCCATCCGTCGCTCATATTAGAACTGTTGTGCATACGATACCACAGATGCGCACCTTGCGATGTCCTGTATGGCCAATAAATCTGGATGATACGATTTTCACTACCGCCATTTTCACTGTCCAACACCTGTAAGATTCCAAAAGCATATTCATCAACAGGCGCATGATAATCAGCTGTCATGGTGCAGCTCTGAATCTTGTAAACACCAAACGTCTTCAATGTATTCCAGTCAACTTTACCGGATTCTGTGCCTTGTAGATGGATATGTCCACTGTCAGCTTTACCAGCCAGTTTCGTGTTAATCTCAGACTCCGTATAATACCGGTCATCATGTGTGTGCCCACTTGGCGCCTTCCCATCAACAAGACCTTTTAATACTTTGCCCTGTGCAGCACTCAGGCTCTGGTCTGTGGCATCACTGGTCAGGTTATTCTGTACCCCACGCCATGTATTTGTATCGGTAAACACAGCACTCGCCGGCACACTCTTACCCAGTGTATAGGTAGTCGCCACCGGTTTGCCATCACTAAAATAAACCGGCTGTGTCGCACTGCCTGCACTCGAACTCAATTTCGTTGCAGAATCAGCAGACCCAGCCGCCTTAGCGTTCTTTACACTGAAATTTGATGGGTTATACACATACATGTCTGACCCATTCTCACCACCCCAAAGCCATGTCGGCTGGCCATCTTTGCCAGACCAATTAAATGTCATAGGGGTATCGGCGTCTCCGTTTCTTCCAAGCTTTGCAGCAGTGCCTGTCAGTTTACCGATAAAGTTCGGTGCTGTTACAGAATCGCTGACATAAAGCTTAGAAAGCAGGCGTGTCACGCCATTTACAATCAAATTAGAAAGTTGAGCCATTCCATCACCTCCGTCAGTTTTCGATGAAATTATCCATTGCGATTGAATTAACAAGTATTCGTCCGCTGTTTATTGCGCCGTCTACAAAAGAATCTGCGGGTACAACGCGAATATTTTTATAAGTTATCGTTCCTTTGCCGTTGGAATAATCTGCTCGGCAACCAAGCCCATATCCTGGTTGTTCTGCCGTAAATTTCACCTTAAAATGTTTTGTTCCACTGTTAGAACTAAGCATTAAAGAAGTAAGATTGCCGATTTTTGATGCCATCGGGTTTCCGTAATTCCAAGACCAATTTGAGCCATTATAAACAGAGCCCTGCGCCCACATTCCAAAATTGCTTGCAGCATCAGTTGTGAACCCACTCCAAACAATATCCATATCAATGTAATATTCCTTGTCAACAACAAAACCTGTGATCGTTCGTTCCATACATGAATTTTCAACAGACGCAGTTGGTGTATATCCTTCGCTCATAAATGTGTTCAGCATAGCGCCGTTTGTCTCTACAAAACTTCCCGCATTCACAACTCCACTTTTATTCACTCCCACACTCATGTTTCAATCAGCTCTCCCTTCGTCATCATCGTTCCGGTGCTTGTAATTGAAACCGGTGTGTTGTATAGCTCTGCAATGTCCTCGTCCGATAGAGCAGTAGCATAAATGCGGAAATCGGAAAGCTTGCCATGGAAATTTGTATTCCAATCACTTCCCGCATAACTGTCACCCAATGTAAATGTGCCCGCAGGCATTATTGTTTTATCTGCATAGGTAGCGCTGCAATTTTTCTTGCCATCCAAATACCAGGTCGCTACACCTTCTTTGTATACATAAGTGAACAAATGCCAGGTATTTACCGCAATATTACTTCCGCCTTTCACATAATTCGGGCTAACGCTTCGGTATCCCCACTGCGCACAGCCTTCGGTATTAACTGCCAGCCACAAACCGGAGTCGCCATAACCGTTACTGTTCAACCAAGTAGAATATGCGCCGCCTTCAATTTGGTTCAGCCAAATACTAATCGTGAAGTTGCTCGCAGCCTGCCCACCAAACGGCATTTTCCCAGTAATATAATTTTTATAAGGGAACTCATAACACTTATCATACATCGGGCTGTTCCCAGCCAAAACCGGCCGGCAAGCGCTTGTAACACTGCCATGGTTTCCCATTCCGCTCGTGTCATACACCGTGTTATCCGCCCAGCTGCCATTGCTTCCACTTGCTGCCGTACTGCACTCACTTACACAAACGTCTTTCAAGTCAAAATCGCAAGTGTAAACCATATCCTTAGTTGCAAGGCTTTCGGAATAAAATTCAACCAGCGGTTTCGTATTATACTCTGTGCCGGATCTTGTGTACTTTGCGTCCAGCTTGATCTGGATGTGGTATTCATGCCACTGGTTGTCCGCCACTGTGATCGTCTTCATGCTCGTAACCCAGTCATTACTGATGTGTGCCGCTCTAAAGCTAATGTTAAAGTTCTTGCTGTGGCACCGCACCTTGCAACTGTAATCATATGTCTTGCCAGCAGTAAAACTAAAAGTAGGGAAGTAAAAATTAGGCCAGGTATTATTACCGGTTCCTGTATAACTCAGCTTGTAATTATACCCGCGTTCATTTGCCAGCTTGGTCACAGTATAGCTACTACCGCTCGGCTTCCCCTCAAAATTATCTCCACTATATTTGTTAATACTCCCTGTTGCATACGGATCATTCAACGGATAGTGACAGCACAGCCCCTGTGCAATCTCGTGAACTTCTTTCGGAGAAAGTGCATTGTCGTAAATACGAAAATCAGCGATAGAACCGTTATATGTGTTGTTACCGGCAATTCTTGACATCAGCATGATCTTACGGTTCCCACTTAACACTGTACTTAGTTGATTCGTCTGGGTATATTTATTTTGCAAGGTGCCATTTATATACAGTAAGCATTGTTCTCCAGTAATTACGAAGCCAATATGATACCATTTATTATTAGAAAACTCGCCAAGTACAGAACCACTGCTGATCAGAGGCGTTTTATCTGCATACCAATAATATCGTGTTGTTTTAGAGACCTCAAAACGGTTATTACCAGCTCCAATAGAAAATACATCACACCATGCGTCCGGCGTATCTGGATAAAACCAAAATGTAATTGTCAACTGTTCGCTATCTATATCATATGGGATGCTAATTTTCTGCCCGGTAAACACACCGCATTTTCCAATCGGGCCATTACCCCAAGATGCAGGACTACCATTTATGGCAACCCCACTTATCCCTTGATTTTCGTTCTTGCCATTCAGCGGCAGCCAAACCTGCAATGCCATAACCACCGCCTCCTTAACTAAACGTAAAATTCACACACTTGTTTGTTGCATCGTATCGCAGCGTACATCCATCGCCAATCATAACCTCATTGGCGCTCATGCGTCCGGTAACACCAACACCGCCACTTACCTTCACAGCGCCAGTACTTTTATTTGTAGACGCAGTTGTATTTGTAAACGCAGTCACACCCGTCACAGTTCCGCCCGCCAGCGGTAGGTATGGATGACTGTGCGTATCAGCTTTGGTTTTCAGCTTCGCGTCAATCTCGCTCTCTGTATAGTACCGATCATCATGCGTATGGCTCGATGCAGCATAGCTGCCCTTTGGCTGATAAATAGCGTCACCCTTGCCCTTGATGTAACTCCATAATGCTTTTACTGGTCGCCGGTAGTATGTGGTTGAAGTAGTTCCACCTCCCGCATACTGAGATACATAATAGTCGTCATCTTGCGGAGTGGAATCGCCAATAGAGAGATTGTTAATAAGTACGCTTGCGTTGTGGGTATGCCCGGCAGTAGCAAATTGATCCTTGTTTACAGCACGAAGTTCATACCCATTCCAGCCAGCAAGCCAAGTGTAATCTGTATAACTCATACCGGCTTTTGAATAAGCAAATGTTGTATCTGAAGACTTATTGCCTATGTCTTTTATACTATTATGGGTATGTCCCGTAGCAGCCTTGCCATCCACCAGGGTTTTCAGCGCCTTGCCCTGCGCTGCGCTCAAACTATCGGTCGTACTGTCGCTGGTCAAATTGTTTTGGATGCCGCGCCAGGTGTCGGTATCTGTCAGCTTGTCCTGCACCCATCCGCCCCAGGTTCCGTTTGCACAATGGCGGCGGTAAGCAGCACTGTCGCCGTAAATGATCTGGGTATAATAACTTCCACTTGCCCGGTGAATCACAATCAAGCCAAAATGGTCTACGTTACTTGGTTTATTTGTCACGCTGTTGCTGACGCCAGAACTGTAAAATCCTGGCGTCACCACATCGTTTAAGTTCTCGTTTGTCAATACAATCATGGCGGCTTTGCTCTCATTCAGGATCTTACCCTGGTTTGCCGCAAGGCTCTGGTCGGCCGCGCTGCTGGTTAAGCTGTTCACAACCGGCCGCCATGTGTTTGTGTCCTGTTTGGGTGGGGTGTATCCCAGTGCATTCGTTACATTGGCCGCCGTCACACTAAGCACGCCGCTGTTGTTTGTAATGTTCGCTCCGGTTTTCACGCCGCCCAACACATTGCTGGTCGCCGTGGGCAGGCTGTATTTGTTCGCCCCCTCGGCAATCCCATCCAATTTTTTCTTATCGGCTGCGCTCATAAAGCCAGCCGCGCTCTGTGTAGCTCCCCCGTGCCCGTGGCTAATGGGCGCAAAAATGGTTTTCAGCTTGCCAAAAAAGTAGCTCAACCCCGCGTTACTCAAATATCCCACTTTACCACACCTCCTCTTGGTTTAGTTTTTAAGATGCCAAAATGGTATCAATTTCAGTGTTCTGGATCGCATCAATGGTAAACACCTGGCCCAGTCCATCCCACTTCTCACCATTCCAGGCATAGTTCATGCCATTGCCAACGTCGTATACATCGCCAATGATCTGGCCGCTGGTCGGCAGCTTGTCATAGCTTGCCACACTGCCTTTGTAACGGTACATAGCGGTAATGTCGCTCTTCAGGGCATAGGTGCTTGCCTCACCAAAAGCATCCAGTTTCTTCTTGTCGGCAGTGCTCATCAGGCCATGGGTGCCCTGGGTGGCATCATTGTAGGTGGTGTTGGTGCTGGGGATACCCAATGCCGTAATATCGCCCTTGGCAACCGCAGTCACAGCGCTTACATGTCCGGTCGCATCCACAGTAATTTTGTACAGGCCACTGTCATGTGCGGTATAGCTGGGGTGTACATACTTGTTGGCACCGGCAGCAATGCCGTCCAGTTTTGTTTTGTCAGCGGCGGTCATCAAACCGTGTGCGCTCTGGGTTGCATCGTTGTAAGTGGTATTGGTCGGGGTTGCCCAGGTGCCATCACCGCGCAGATACAATCCCTGCTGCCCTTTGGCAGGTGCGCTCACCAGGCCGGAACTACCAGCCGTATCAGCGGTCGCACCCTTAAAGTTGGTATAGGTGGTGTCTTTGTCAGCAACCCACTTGGCCGTACCATCGGCACTCCAGCCCAGGATCATGCCGTCAGAACCACCTACCGGGATGTGCTTGTTGCCGCTTGTAGCTGGATGTACATATTTGTTTGCACCGTCCGCAACACCGTCCAGCTTCTTCTTATCAGCGGCACTCATCAGGCCGGCGCTCGTGGTGCTTGCAGCTCCATAGGTGGTGTTCGGAGGGGTCGTCCAAGCACCGGTCGAATCCAGCCAGCGCTGCGCACCCTTCGTCGGGCTGGGCACCAATCCGCTCTTGCCATCCGCATCAACCGTTGCGCCGCTCATCACGCTGTAGGTGGTATCCTTTTCGTTTACCCACTTAGCGGTGCCGTCCGCGCTCCAACCCAAAATCTGGTTGGCACTGCCGCCTGCAGGGATATGTTTATTCCCGCTGGTTGTCGGGTGGATGTAATTCATCAGGCCGGCCAGTTTGGTCTTTTCTGCCGTGGTGTAATCATTGGTCGAAAGCCCCTTGCCATCAACCTTGTCTACCTTGCCCGCCAGCAAAGCTTTAATCTTCTGACAAAAATAAAGCAGACCGTCATAACTCAAAAATTTCATATTATCCCCTCCTATTCGTCTTTGAATAAATTATCAATTTGGCTGTTGGTAATCTCGTCAATCACAGCTTCCGGGCTTGGGGTGTTGATAATCAGTCTCCCATCTGCATCCGCCGTCACGCTCGTAATGCCGGTGCCGCGCACCTTTACCGTACCTTTTGCCACATCACCATGTTTCAGCTCCAAATTGACTTCTGTGGCATCAGCCTTGCTGGCCCCAATTGTAAAATCAGTGTCATTCAGCATTACCCAACCAGAGTTATAAATATATAAATCTCCGGGCGGCAGGTAATAAATCTTCCCGGCCAGCGGGGCCAATGGCAGCTCACTCACCCGTTCCAGATCGCTTCCAATCCGAACTCGCCCGCCGGCTGTGTCCCGGTAAGTGTTTCCCGTATCCAAGCAGCATACCAGCTGTCCATCTACAATAGGAGTTTTATCCAGCTGCGACTGTTGGATCTCGCATAAAGAAAGTTTTGACATCGTAAAACTCCTTTTTGTAACAATAAAAAAACCGCCTACCTGCGTACAGATAAGCGGTTTCGATTCAGTATTTAATTTGACAAATTTTGCATTGACAGTATAATAATAGCAGAACTAAGGCACCAACGTTTATTCCTTTTTGCCATATCTTCCTCATAGACGTAATAGGCGGTCAAACCTCCCATCTGCCGCAAGGCATTGTGGAGCGCCCTTACTTTGCCTTCCGGTAAATTTATTTTTGCCAGGAGGTGATGCTTATGCTGGATCTATCCTTTGTTGATACCATCGTCATTATTGGCGTTGTGTTCACTGGGGTACAGACTGTCGTAGCAGTTATCACGTTTTTTCGTGGTAATAAAAAGTAAAACCGCCCTGTCGCCCACAGAACGGTTTTTGCTATGATGGTTTAACTGTCATACATAAACTATAAACTGAGGTAGACCGTCTATGTCAGTGCCTTAGTTCTACTATTATTATATATTCAACATCGTTGTTTGTCAATACAATATAAAACCTTCGCTGCACAGTGCATGTTCTCCTTATTTCGCAAAACACTGGCTCCACAGCGAAGGCTATTTTTTATGTCAATTTGAAATAACTAACCGCTTGGCCGTCTCAGCCAATGGTCTTCCAGGTAATAGCGCCCTCAACAACCTTCACACGGGTATCCATGGCAGTGTTCAGGCCGTCAGCATACTCCTTGGCGGCATCACGGGCAGCATCAGCCTTGGTGGTTGCGTCAGCAGCGGCAGCAGCAATGGCCTCGCTCTTGGCGGCAGCCAGCTGTTCAGTGCCCACCTTGGCATCCCAGGCGGCCTTCTGTTCCTTGGTCACATGGATGTCGGCATTCGCAGTGTGTGTATCCAGGGCGGTCTGCACAGCCTTGATCTTTTTGTCAGCTTCAGCCTTGGTATAAGCATCGGGCACAGCAACATACAGGCCGTCTTCCTCCAGGGTAATGGAGTTGTCAGCCTTGGCGCTCACCTTCACCTTCACGCTGATCTTATTGTCGGTAGAAACAGTAACCTCAGCGGTGGAAGTTGCCAGACCGGTGTAAACATCAATCAGGCTGCCAACCGGGATTTTGATCACATCGCCGCTGGTAATGGTCAGCTCAATGTTTTTGTCCTTGGCATTATAAGTACCGCTGGTCACAACCAGATCCTTGCCCAGCGCAATGGTCAGTTCGTCGCCGCCAAATACCGGTAGCTTGATGGTGCGGGTGCTTGCGTCATAAGTCGGTGTATGCACAACGCCAGTCAGGGTGGTAGCAACGGGGTCGCCGCCCTTGGCAACACTCAGCACGCCATCATTGTAGGTAACATCGGTAACAAACACACCATTGCTGCCAACAACGCCCTCAATCTTGGCATCAACGTAGTCGGCAACAGCCTTGGTGGTCGGCACATTGTCATCGCTGGCGTCGGCAGCCGGGATCTCAGTCACGGTGGCCTTGTTCAGCTGGATATAGCTGGTGCCATTGAACACATGCAGGGTAAAGTCGCTGGTGCGCACATAAACAACGCCCTGCACCTGGCCGGAACCAGGCAGGGTGCTCACCAGCTTGCAGCTCTTGGTGTATTCAACTGCACCCTTAAAAATCTGCAAAGTGTCAGTCAAAAAATACAGGGTGTCGTTGTCCTTTGCCTCCAGGGCTTCAAAGTTAGCTTTGGTGCCATAATTAAATTTTACTTCTGCCATAATTATCTCTCTTTAAATTTCATGTTGTTTTTGTCGGTTAAAATTCCTGCCAAACAAATCCAGTGCTTGCAGTGCTGAACGGCTCAACAGCAAACTTCCCGGTGTCCAACAGCTGTACAATCCACGGCTCGTACTTGCCCTCGGTGTTTTTAATCATTACGGTCTGTCCGGCATAAGTGTCGCTGCTGTTGTTCAGCTGCTCATTGGCTTGCCCGTTGCTGTCAAAAACACGGGTACGGGGGCGGATCGCCTGTTTGCTCTTATCGTCACGGATGTAATAAAACTCCGATGTGTCCTTGGTAATAACCAGGTCCTTCTCGTCAATAATTCCATTCGTAATTGCTGTATCCAGATTTTCCGCGTTACCATAGCCCAACTTGCTTGTGGTTGCCATTCTCCCAACTCCTTTCTCCATTTGTCGCTATATAGAAAAAACGCAGGCGGCCAAGCCTTAAAACTCAACCACCCGCATATTTCCATCAGTTGTACTATCACCGCCGCCGGAACCGCCGCTGCTCTTGATCTCTACCGCATTGCCAATCGGGCTTCCGTTGGCGGTCAGCTGCAGCATGTCATTCTTGTAGCTCAGGTTGTCAGCCTTGCTGTTCATCATGGCGTTGCTCTTATCAATCATGGCCTTCAGCATGGCCTGCATCGCAATAATCCGCTGGTCCAAAGCATTCAGTGCTTCGTCCGGGATCGTGGCCGCCCAGTCGTAAACATCAACAATTTTAATTTCGCCCGGTCCAACCTTGCGGATATACTGGGTGGTTCTGCCTTCAACATCCATCTCAATGTTACCAAAGGTCAGCTGGAACTCAATCACACCAGCCTCACTGGTCAGCGCTGTGTCAAACGGCAGCTTGTATTCCAGCTTGTTTTTATACAGCTCGTCACTTAGCGTCAAAAACTCGGTGCGGTATTTCTTGCTCACCGGCAACCGGTATTCCAGCATTACCACATAGTCGCGCATGTCTTTGCCCTTGTATTCCGGGTCAGCCAAAAAATGCAATGTGTCTACCAGTTTGCTCTGCTGCATCACGCGCTCCACCACACTGGCGGTCAGGGTATTGTCCTCGTTAATCAGGATCGTGTACATTGCTCGTCTCCTTTCCGCCCACAATGTAGTCAAACTCATTGCGGCTGATTTTGCCCTTGTGCCACAGCGCATTTAGGGTCGCTTCTTTTAATCGGCGATCCAAATACAGCCGCCGCAAACTCTCCACAAAGTCGCTCATAGCACACCTCCTTCAATCAGGCTCAGGGTATAAGCATCAATAATAGCCTCAGGGGTTTTGGCCCCCAAGGCTTTCAGCTTATCATATTCGTAAACACTGATCTCTTCCAGCTGCACGGTATCGTATCCTGCCGCCGGAATGTTATAGTATCCGTCCACATGCCAGATGTAGCGCCCATCACTGCTCACAATTCCTTCGGCATCGTCTGCCGTGCAGTTCACCATAATCCCGTGTTTCGCCTGGTATTTCACAAAACTCAGGTGGTCAAGGGTATCAATCACCTGGCCGTTATATATCACCTTGTAATACATTTCGTCCCTCAACCTCCTTTACACGCTGAACATCACACGCACGCCATGCTGCTCATTCGGGGTAATATAGCTGTAAATCTGGCCGTCCGCTGCAACCTGCAAAAAGTAATCTGCATACTGAACATTCGGGCTGCGTGTCCAATAAGTGGTGGCCGCGCCATCATCGTCATAGCAGATTCGGCTCTGATTATCTGTCATGTAACTGATCGTTGTACCTTCATAAATATACGGCTCACTGTTCATGCTGGGGTTCAGCTCATATGCAGCCGGTATAAAGAAGTAACAGTCCGCCGTCACAATTTCCTTGGATGTTCCGCCCGCACTGGATGTCACTTTTACCTTTTGGATCAACTGCTGCCATCCAATCGGCAAGGCATTCGGCAGCCGCTTGTCCAGGTAGGTGCGCAGCGTTGCTGCGGGCCAACCGCCATTGTTGTAATAGCTGCTGGTAATCGGCATCTTGCGTGCCAGCGTATTTTTCGCCAAAAACGTCATTGCGCAGCGCTTGTTTGTGTTATCGCTTAAATAAAACTGCTTAAATCCGCACATCTCATATTCGCGGGTTTCATGCGGCCATGCAGCCAGCTTCCGGCAGGCATTGTCGCCCAGGTCTGCATACCAAACTTTCGCCCAGTACACATCACCCTTGGCAAACCGTTCATATTCTCCGTCATCTGCCTTGGCGCAACCAAACACCAGCGTTGCATTGGTCTGTGTAATTCGTCCACGGTTAATCTCGGTGTAAACAATGTCGTCACCGTAAATATTAGCCGTATACACATGCAGGTTGTTTTCTCCCTTCTTGTGGCGCATTACCACCATGTCACGGGTTCCAACTGTGGCAGCTGTTGCGCTTTCGGTGCCCCAACTGATCTTGGCTCCATTATTATTCCAAATGCGGATGCCGTTCATGCCGTTGGTTTCAAAACACTGCATCAGCACAGCATTGGCCGTATCGGTTGTGGTCATCCGGTAGTCTACCGCCAGCACCCAGTCCCGGTCTTCCTTCAACAGCTGCACACCGGTATCCACATAGTTGGTGCCATCAAAGGTCTTTTTCTCATTGATCAAAACCTTCTCTTCAATGTCAGAGTAGCTAAAGTCGTTGCCCATCGTAATGGTCACAGCGTCCTTGGGGCTAACCACCTTATTCTCCATACCAACCTTTTTCATTGCGTAAATCTCAACCGGGCGCAAACTACCAATCTCTTTGCCGTCAAAATAACCAGAGGTATATTCGCAGCTGTCATATACCGCATTGATGTCCTTGTCTCCGTTCACATATCCGCCCTTGTCCCAATGGTCAAACAGGTAGAACTTATAAGCACCTTCCTCCGCCGTGTAGGTCGGGGTATCGCCTTCGTACAACACCATGCTGCCATAGGGGGCAACTGTTTTCTGCTTCTCCGCACCATTGTTCAGGTAGCGCACGGTATACTTCCGCACACTCTCGGTATATTTGGCCGTTACGGTCTGGTTGGTAAATACTGTAACAAACTTTGTGTCCCATCCAGCATAAGTAAAGTCAGTGCTCACCGTGCTCTTCTTGGTCGGCTTCGGGATCGGCTTCTCCGCACGGGTCACAGGGTCTACAGCCTTACCACCCTTGTCAATATACTGCACATCCAAAACTGTATGCTCGTCATCATCATTCACAAAGGTCCAGGTAAACTGTTCCACCAGCGTGTTATAGCTGATCTTCAAATCCGGCCACTGTGCATTAAACTCTGCCAGTTTCTTTTCACGCATAATGGGCACATGTACCTTGCCCTCCAGTACAGAGTGCTCGGTGTTATAGCCGTTCTCATCCAGGCCGGTCATCGTGTACAGCCGGTCAAGCAGCGCTGTATCCTCGCATTCCCAATCAAGGCCAGTCAGGCGCACGCGGTTCAAACCTGTGCATTTTTCCAACATAGTTTTCAGGTCAATGGTCGGGCAGCTTTCCACAACCAATGTGGTCAGGTTCTCATAGCCGTTAATCTTCAAATCGGTCAGGTGATTCAGGCTCTGTGCCGTCAGGCTTGCAATCGCAGGCAGTTCAGCCTTTTCAATCTTGCCACCCTTGGCAAACGCCACACCGGTAATACCGCTGCCGCCGGCATAAAAATCGATCAGGTTTACACATCCCGCCAAGCTGATGGATTTCTTCAGGTTTGGCACATTCTGCAAATTCAGGTGTTCCAGCAGCGTATTGTTGCCAACCGCAAAGTCGGTCATATTTGTGTTGCGGTAGCCTTCGGTACCGTTGCCAACCTTCAAGTCGGTCAATTTCGCACCATGGCTAAAATCAACATACCCAGGGTAAAACCCACTAATGTCGCCAATGCTCTGTATCAGGCTGGCATTGTAAACATAAACCTCGGTATCGTTCATGGCTGCAATCGGGCACTCAATCGTGTAGGTCTGACCGCGCTTGCCGCGCATTTTTACCGGGTTGGAGCCATACAAAACACTCACATAGGTATCTGCATACGGGCGGATATGGAACGTACCGTCCGGCTGCACACCTGTCCAGTTGGTGGGGGTATAGCCGCGGATCGTCATATCATCAGCCGTGCAGGTCGTACCGCTGTACTTGCTCGCAATATACTTTTCCTGGTACTTCTGGTACTGGCGGCGCTGGTGGCGCTTATTGCCGTGCATCATCGGCAGGTAACTGGTCGTTCCATTGTCTTCATAGGTGCGGAAATATTTGCGCCGCATGTCCATGATCCAAAGTTTTTCGGGCTTTACATCCTGGTACGCCTCAATCTTGCGCAAAATACGGTTTGCACTCCAGGCCAAAGCGCTCTCACGGTTCAGGTACATCTTCTGCAAATCGTCCGCAAAAAGATCTCGTACCTTGCACCACAGCTTGCTGTCTGCCGCGTTAAACACGCTCTTGGTGCCAATGGTGTCGGTATCCTCATAGCCGTAAGTCAGTGTCAATCCGCCCTCATTGTCGTTGCCCTGGCAGGTATCGTTATCATAATCCATGCAAAAATCCCAATGGATCAGATCTTCTGTGTGGGGGAACACATTCTTGGCGCGGTTATCCACCATTGTGTGGCGCTCAGTGAACAGATAATAGAACAGTACACTGTCCTTGATGAAGTGGTCCTCAAAGTGGGCCTTAAACTCTGCATCATCTGCATTTACTACCCAGGTCAGCAAGCTCTGCCAGGCATTCTTTGCTGCCTGTATTTCTTCCTCGGTACACTTTTTGCTAATATAGCGGAACTCAAAGCTGTGGTCTCCGTCCCAAGTTTCCTGGCTCAAATCATCACTTAAAAAGCGGGTCTGGGCATCGGTGTTGTTGTCAATTTCAACAATAACTTCCTTGTGGTTTGCGGGGTCCATGCCCTGGGTGTCATTGTTCTTCTTGCTGTTGCCAATATCACCGCAAGCGTAAAAATGCCACTGGCCGTCCTTAAACACCGTCGCGTTCTCCACGTCCGTCTCCTGGATAAACACCACGCATGGGTAAAACGCCATCGTGTCGCGCACCTTCGGGTTCTCTTTCTTCGCCTTGCGGATATATGGGTTAAACGTGTTGTAATCATCTGCAATGCAGGCGTTATTTGCGTTTTCAGAGCTTGCAATGTTTACCTTGATATTAAAATATTTCTCCGGGATACTGTTCTCTGTCAAGGTATAGGTACTGCCGGTGCTATCGTCGCCAAACGTAAATCCGCCGGAACAGTTAATGTCAATGTTTCGGCCGCTCTCGCCATACGCATTGGAGCTGGTGCCCTGGCCTTTATGGCTGCCGGTCGCGGTCCAGTTATCCTCCACAGCGCGTCCGTTCTTGTAAATCTGCTGGATGGTGGTATTAAAAACCTCATTCTTTTTGCCGGTCGTAAAGGTCGGAGCACTGATCTTGATAATGCGCAGGTCCGGGCACTTCTCGGCCAAAAGGTCAGCATCCAGTTCGCCGCTCACGTTGGTAATATCGTTGCGGTTATAGCGTTCAATCATCAGCTCGGCGTTCTTGGCATCCGCAATAAAGTTGTCCAGGATCTCATCGTCCGACAGCTCCATGCCGTAGGTTTTCATGCGGTATACCTGTACATCACAGTCCGCAGAGCCAATCGTAATGCCAACCGGACTTGCTTGTGTAAAGTTGTCGCTTGCATCGTACAGTTCCACCTTGCAGGGGATACCGTCGCACCATAGCACCATCTCTTTATACTTGCTGTCCGGCAAAATATTGAACTCAAACTCCAAAAAGTCATCTTCGCAAATCGGCAGCTCAATGCGGTTCTGCTGGCTGGTCAGGGTAATTTTCTGTGCCTGTACCGTCAAACCAACGTTGCCATTTGCGCAGGTTAGTGCCGTAGCATCGTAGTCTCGCACATTGGTGGTCTTAAACACCAGCTTAAAGTTCTTACCCTTCTTTTTGGCATCGTCCGCAAACAGCTTATAATCCAGCGTGGCGGTAGTTCCGGCTTTCACGCAAAAGTAAGTATCGCCGTCCTCATCAATCTGGTAGCCGCCATTGCTCCAGTCAAAGTTGTCGCTTACCGTCATCGCAGTATTGCCATCGGTCCACAGGCGGTTTTCGTCTGCATTGGTTCGGCCAGCCGGGTTAAAGTCAAACATCAGGTTGGTCTTCACCGGCTCAATGTTAATACCCAGCTCGGTAATTTTTACATTGATAGTCTTTACCGTCTCGCCGCAGGTAATGGTCAGCACATGGCTGCCAATCTCACTGCTCTTGTACGTCCAGGTCTGTTTGGTACGTCCTACCGTCAGCTTGCTGGCAACAATGCCGTCCACAGCCAGGGTCACATTGGTGTTGCTGCTGGCCGGGTCATACACGGTATAGCTGATCGCAACATTGCTGTACTGTTTGGCACTGTAATCCAGCACGGCGCAACTGATAATCGGGGTATTATTGCCCTCTTCCACCCACATAATATCGTGGCGCAGGGTGTTGCTTGTTACCTGTTTGCCATTGATCTCCGCCGTCATGCTCACTTCCAGCAGGTGGCTGCTGTGCTTCTGGGCGGGCAAATTGTAGGTCATCTGGCGGCCTGTCACTGCAGTGCTTGTTCCGCCAATCGCCTTGCCATCCAACTTAAAGCTGATGTTTTTGGCAATATTGCCATACGGAGTAAACCGGTAAGTTACTTCGCCGGAATAAAAAAGAGAGTCATCAAAAATGCTCTCCAAATAAAACTCAACAACATTAACCGACCAGTTCTTGCTGCCCACACTGCCCATGCTGTCCGTAACCTGCAGCCGCACGGTGTTGTCACCGCTGTGCAAGTATTGCGTCACATCAAAGGTGTTCTTGCCCTGGGTGATGGTCGTGGTTGCCACCTTGGTGTTGCCCACATACCAGTTGCCAGTCGCATTGCCGGTGTCATCGCCAGCATTGTCCACACTCGTAAACTTAAAGCTGATCAATGCACTGTCACCCTGAACTACAGTCAGGCTGCTGTCACCAATTCGTTCAATGGTAATGGTGCTAGTTGCCTCACCGCCACCACCGCCACCGCCTTTAATGGTAACAACAGTCTTGGTTGTGCCATCTTCCAACAGGCTCAAATGACCGTCATCACTGGTGTAAGTAATGTCGTACTCATGGCCGTTGCTGGGCTTAATATCTTTGATCTTTTCCTGGATTTCTGCAATGTCGCTGTTGGCCGTATCCACACTGCCCTGCAAAGCTGTCACGGTATTCTTGGTCACAGTCAAATCATTGGTAAATCCATCCAGAGCAGTTTTGTCCGCCTTATCAGCCAGCAGTTTGTTGGTTGCTTCCTTATTATAATAATCACTCTGCAAGGTGTTCGGCAGGTCGCCCACACTATCCTGCAAAGCTTTCACGGCCTCGTTGTTGCTGGTCTTGTATTCATCCAGCGCTGTGCTTACCGGGTTTACCGCCGCGCTGATCTTAGCATCCACCGTCTTGCCATATGCGGTCGTCCACTCTGCGCTGGGATCGGTGCTTAAGGTTACAGTTTTAATCACTGCATCGCCGTTATAAAATGTTAAAGTACGGGTGCCCGCATCATACGCACAGTTAAAAGCCGCCAATCCGTCGATCCCGGAAATCTTACCTTCCAACAGTGTAACAAAGCCGTCCACTTCTTCCTTGTTATAATACTTGGCAAGCTCCGTGGTCAGCTCAGTTTTCTTGGTGTAGTTGGTGTCAAGGTCACTCTGCAGCTCCTGTTTAATTCCTGCTGCCGCATTCTGAATCTTATTATCCACACCCGCTGCAGCGTTGGCTGCATCCTGGGCGCTGGCCTGTGCGGCACTGGCATAGCTGGAAGCCTGGCCAACCTTCTCGTCCATCAGGGCAACAAAGCTTGTGTACCAGTCATTGTCCGGTTCCACCATCTTGGTGCCACTCAAAGCCTCCAGAATATTCAGCTCACCGTTTGGTCGTGTGCGCCACATATAGGTCTCGCTGCGTTCATTTACACCGGTTGCAGTGATCTCAAAGCGCACTGTCCCTTTTTTGCTTGTCACACTATTTGTAACCAGCCAATAGAACCGGATCGTATCCTCGTTGTAGGTAACATTGATCGGCGTGGCATATGCTTCCTGCCCGTCCACATTCAGGTAATGCACCTGCAACATCATCTGCATCAAATCAATGCCGTCATATCGCCGCGGCATCTTAAACGGGATCACCTGGCTGTTGGTTTCCTGGGTAATGTTGATCTGGCTCTCGTCCATCACAACATTTTTCATATCGTCAATGGTCGAAAACGCATCATCGTTATATTGGCTGTACCACAGGTATTTTTCACTACGGGTGTAGCCGCCGTCATCATTGGCCTGCGCCTGTGGCATATCAGCCATCGTGACCATGGGGGCAGCCTCAGCCTGCAATGCCACTGGCTCTGCTTTGGCTGCCATCTCAGCCGCCATCCGTTTCGACTCTTCAAAACTTAATGCCATGTTTTCCTCCTCCCATTTCTATTTTTTCAAACAAACAATACAATATGGGCGTGGCACTTATCGCCATCGCTGTTCAGCTTCACGCGCCATTGGGTGTATACTGTGGATGTGTTCAAAGCCTGCTGCTTGTATACAGCCTGCAGTCCGCTTCCGCTGTCCCACACATCCGTCCAGTTGCTGCCGTCGTTGCTGGCCTGTACCCACACTTGGTTAAGTCTGTTTTCTGTTCCGGTCTTACTCACACTGACCACAACCCATGCGTGCTGGCAACCGCCAGTCGTCACCACGTTGCTGTAATGGTCGCCGTTGGTTGTATCCTTATCAATCGTTGCAATTCGGCCTCCGGCTTTACCAGTCAGGTCGGCAATGCTTTCGCCGTTCACAATTTTATCTTCTGTGCAGCCAATCCCTTTGCGGAAATCGGCCAGGTTCACGCGCACTTCCGGTGCCCAAAAATTACCGTCACTTTTGTATGCACCCTCGTCAATATTACGCAGCGCAAAATACTCGCTGTCGGTTCCAAAACCCATGTCATGGGCAAAGCCATAGCTGCGCCTGGTCAGGGTACCCTGCGTACAGTTGCCATTCTTATCAATAAACTTCTTGTCGCTGGCCACATCATTGGCGGTTGCCGCATTGGTGGTATCATCCTCCAACAGGGCTTTGGCAGCCGTGCTTGCGGTTCCCCACAGCCACATCACGTTATCGTAATAGCAGCCACTGTAAATATCGTTGGTTTTCTGGTTATCTGTGGCTACACACAGCCGGGTCACACCGTCCTTTTTCTGCACGGTCATCTTGGTGCTCTCGCGCTCGCCGCCCTGCAGCTGGGTCGTGGCAGAATAAGTCTTGATAGATCCTTTCACCAATTTGCCATCTACCCAGGCAGTTTTTCCTTCCAGGATAGATTTTTCATCCGCAGTGCCCGGCGTATTGCTATCCAGCCCGCTTGCGCTGATCGCACCACCGCTGTAATAGCCGGACTTGATCTGGTAGCTCTCGCCGTTGGCCAACTCTGCCGTTACATTGCCGTAATTCTGCATGGTGCCGGTTTTCAGGGTTTTGTTCTTGCTGTAAAATGTCTGTCCTGCCAGCACCTGGTCCGGTAAAGCAGTCGTGGCAGCCAGCTTGGAAGCCCCAATGCCGCTGCCGTTAGTAAAATTTACAATGTTTCTCCTCGTATCGTACTGAAAAATCACCCACTGCCCAGCACCAATTGCACCGTCACCCAGTTTCTCTGTGCCGCAGTAGGCGTTGCTGGTCATGTCTTTGCCATTGATCACCAGTCTGTGCCCGTCACTGAACGCCGTGGTAAAATATGCTTTGCCGTTGGCTGCGTTGCTGTAACTGCTGCCGCTCTTGCATGTCAGGGTATGGGTCCCGCCGCTGTAACTGTAGCTGTATTCATGGATCATCATGTCGGGGTCAAACTTGCCATCAATGATGTAATTCACCGCTCCGGCATAATGCTGTTCCAGTGCAGTAATCGCATGTTTCACATGGTTAATGTCCGCCGCTTTAATAATGTATTTGCGCAGGCCGCTGTTCTGGTTCAGGTAATTGCTGGCTTCGGTATACTTGCCGTCTGCCAGGTACTTGGTGTACTGAGCTGCCGCTGCAGCATGGCCGCTGTCCAGGTCGGCATTGTCTTCAAACGTATCAATACTTTCCGGGAACTTTGTATAGGTATCTGCCATTACTTATCACTCTCCTGTTTCATCTTTTACAGGGTACGGGTAATACGGGTAAAACCTCATCAGCGTCACATCCATCGTTCCCTGCCCCAAGCTCTTATCAATCTTTTTAATAATAAATTGCACGGCTGTCTTGCCGCCCATGTAACGCGGGCAGTATTCAACCTTAGTGTTCACATCCAGCCACGGCACCAGCAGCATCTTCACCGTAATGCTGTCGGTCAATCGCGCCCGCTTCCATAGCTCGTATTCGGCCACATCCAAAATGCCGTCATCTGTGGTGTAATTGTCGTATTCACCGCCGCTCAAAACCACATTGCGCCGTCCAATTCGTTCAATGCTGAACGGGCTGTTCAAAAACTGGTCGTCCTCCTCATACCCTTCAATATCCGGGTTGGCGGTACTCACAACTTCCAAATTCTGGCAGTTCTCGGTTTCTTTCAGCTTGTCCAGCTCTTCCTTGCTCGGTTTTGCATCTTTCAGCATCACCATGGCGTGCGGCTGTACCTGCCCATAAAAATAAAAGCGCCCTTTGCCGCCATTCTCATTCGGGGAATAATCGGCATCGTAGCGCACCACATATTGTACTTTTGGTTTCATGCAGCCCTGCTTGGCCTTTTTGTTGTTACCGGCTTCATCTGTGCTGATGGTATATAGGCTCAAAACATCGCTCACAACCGCATCGCTGCTCTCTGTTGCTTTGGCGCTGATCTTCATCTGGTACCCTTTGTCGGCATCGTACAGGTCGGCCACATTGTCCGGCGGCGTAAACAAAATCAGCTTCTTACCGCTCAATGCCAATCCAACCACGTTTAATGTTATGGTTTTCTTTGTCGTGTCTACCACCAGGTCTGTGCAGCTCACATCCGGGCTTGCCGCAGCGCCAAACACTTCTACGCAGTTCCGCACCTCGCTGTAATCCACCGTTGCGTCTTCGCTGATGATCAAATCATTGAACACATCGGCATTCAGCACCAGCGGGTCATCCTCACAGCTTGGGATCTGCTGGCATTTGAACACATCATCCTCAAAAAATATTTCAAACGGGTAATACAAATCCCGCAACTGTGTCAAAATTGTCCACACACTTGTCGCCGCATCAAACTCCTGGTCATAAGGGATCGTTCGGTTCCAATATTCTACAAATACTTTGTTGATCCCCACTTCCTGTAACAGCTCCACCATCGCCCTGCGGATTCCGCCCCCGGCCTTAAACACGGTTTTAATACCTGTCAGCTGTCCGGCCAACGTGTCATTCAGCATTGCTGTCAGGTCCATGCAGTTAATGGTCAGGCTCCGGGTCTGCGTGTCATAGTTGTATCCGTTCTGGCTGAACACATATACCCCCTGGCTGTACCAGATAATATCGTCCAGCATCGGGGTCTTCACACCAATGTAAATCCAAACATACTTGTTCATCCACTCGCTCTCGCTGTACTGGCTGATCGCATGTTTTTCGTCCAGCACAATGGTCGAAGTGTACGTTCGCCGGATGTCCGCATCTGCATCTACGGAAATTCTTCCCTCGGTCGTAATGCCCTGCAAACTGTCAATCGTCTTCATCCGGTCGTTCAACAGGTCAATGCGGGTGTACAGCTCAATGTTATGGGAGTATAAGGTTCGTATGTCTTCTGTGCTTGGCACATACATCGCGCATCAACTCCCTTCAATATCTTCTGCAATAAACCCGTTGCGGTACAAATCGGTGCTGCTCTCCAAGCTGCCAATCTCCACAAAATCAAACGCCACGGCAACCTTGTCATAATGGTCACTGTAGCTGATACTCGGCTGGTTAATAATGTTCGCCATCCAGCTGCGTCCGTCAAACAGCTTCAAGATCTTCGGCTTCTTGTTGGTACACCAGTCCACAAACTGCTTGCGGTACCGGGCACCGCCATCCCCGTCATAGTCATCCGTGTCAAAACTGTATTTCAGCACAGTGGCCGTAAAATTGCCCTGCTCATAGTTCAGGTCGCTACCGTAAATCACATACGGGTAACGGCTGCTCATAGTTTCCACCACACTGTTTGGCTGTGTTCTGGTCGTACTGGTCACGCTGGCATCAAATAACAGGTGGTAACTAATGTCTCCGTCCGTCAACACCGCACCGTCAAAGCTGCTCAAAATCTTGTTCGTGAACATATCCTGCTCGGCATCGTCAATAATCGGCACAAACGCATACTCATACTCGGTGTTGCGCCCATCTGCGTACCAATCAATGTGTACCCAGTTGTTCAGTTCTTTTTCCCATTCCTTCAGGGTTTCATCATTCACCGGGGTTGGCCGGTGCTTGGTCGCCAGGGTAATCCAGTTGTAGGTTCCAACCCGGCGTCGTTTTAACCGCATCTCGCTGATCTGTTCCGCTCGGTAACGCAGGTTGCCGCCCAGGGTATCACCGTTAAAGGCCGCATAAATGGCCGTCTGGGCCTGCCATCCATTGTCCAGATTGTACTTGCCGTAATCCTTGTCGGCATCACGGCTTAACAGCAGGTCGTCATAAACACCGTTCTGCAGTTTCAGCACATTCAGCGCCTCATTATAAGGCGGGTATGGCAAAATCGCATTCTGTCCCATCAAAATATCGGCTCCCACAATCATTCCACACCCCTCCTTTACTCCCAGTGCAGCTCAAACAGGCCGCCCTGGTTTTTCAAATACACCTTAAACCATCCAGTCGGCGCACTGGTTTTTACATTGCTTTGCAAACAGTATCCGCCGCAGGTCAGTTCCAGGTAATAACATGTTTTCTTTTCGTTCGTCTGGTAATTGTAAGCATTGCTGCTGTAATCGTCCGCAATGTCGCGGCGGCACAAAAACAGCTTCAAAGCATACGGATCTTCGTCCATTGTCGGCATACTGATCCCGTTGCTCCGTTTGTTCCACAGCCCAATCAGTAGCTTGTTCCAGCGGTCGCTTCTCATGTTCAGCCCCAAGGCATAGCTGCTGTCCACCACGCTTCCTTCTTCCACATGGCTGCCTTGTACCTTAAATCCGTCTTTGAACGTCATGTCGGCCTTAACCGGGTCGGTGTCATCCACCGTCAGGTCTACTGCCTGGTCCCCGGCCGATCCGCTTACATAGTGGTAATCATCTTTGTTGTCGTTACGGTCCTTGCCCTCAATCGTCACAACATAAGATTTCACCCAAATGCAACCCTCTTCATAATGGTTTTCCAACGCCACAGCCGCATAGCCGTCACCGCCCACATAGCCAATCAGCAGCTCACAAAATCCAGTGTCCAGCTTCATGCCGTGCTGGGTAATGCCCTGTGCTCTGGCGTAATAAGTCGTGTCATTGCGCAGGTTGCTGATAATATACGCCTTGTCCGGCACCCGCAGCGTCTCGCTGCTCTTCACCAGGCTCTTGCTGGCATCATACAGTTCAATCGTATATTCGTTCAGCTCTTCGCCCTGTGTGCTCTCGTATTGCACTGTAAACTCAAAAGCACTATATTCAATGTTGGTTTTGTCCTTGGTGCTGATCTCTTTGAACTTAAATACCGGTGTCTCCACACAATAAAACAGCAGAATGTCGCTCCATTCGCTCCACGCACTGTCTTGGCCGCACACCCGTACCTTAATGCCAAACGCCGCGCTACTGTTTGTAATGCTGCTGGCCTTCAAAGTAAACTCGGATCTCTGGGTGCTCACCTCACCGCTTTGGTAAGTTGGGCTGCCCAGTTCCTCTGCACTCATGGCATTGGCCCAAATCTGTGCCTCCACCTTGGTAATCACACCAATGTATCGGAACCGGAATGTATAATCTTTTGTCGCATCAAATGCTGATACGGTATATAATGCTGGTTTGCTCATCCTCCCGCCACTCCCCTCCCTCTCTAAACAACAAAAGCCGCCCAACCAATCAAGGTCAGGCGGTTATTCTTATTTTTCAATAACGCTATTAGCTTATATTTATTTTACGTTTTCTTCCGGCTTATCCTCTGCTGCATCAACCGGTGTTTTCTCGGCCTTTTCTGCCGCAGCCTTCTTAGCCGCTTCCATCTCTTCCTGTATTGCGCTCTTGCGGATATTCTGCACATCACGCAGCAAACTCTCCAAAATCAGCTCTACTGCATACGGCGGCAGCCCCACCTGATTCACACCGTCACAAATGTAAGTCTTCAACTGTTCGCATTTCAAATTAAAATTTTCCATCATAAAAGCTCCTCATCAAAATTAAACCAAAATGCCACTAATAAACCGCAGTCCATGCTGTTTCAGCTTCACGTCTGTCACATACCCCTGCGCATTTTTTACCAACTCAATTCCGTATACAAACGGTACAGCCTGGGTGTTTGCGTCAAGAGTGGTTACTTCTTTGCTGCCGTCCCAGCCTAAAGTTTGGCCGCCCCAGTTGGTGGTGCCGTCATAGATGTAAAAAGCAGGAACGCTGTTACCGGTTTTGTACAACTGTGCGTTTCCGCGCAACTGTGTTGTTGCAAAATCAGAAATAAGCATCTCGTCAGAGCCGTTCATTTGAGCTTTCAATCTTCCTTTAACAGCGCGGAATCGAATTTCGTTTGTTTCTAAGTATGTGCTACAAAAATACGAACGCTGTTGAGTTCCATCAGTTTGTGGAGTAATAAATTCAATCCCCTGAGCACTCAAATTTGAACTTCCCCCAAAAGAAGTCGTATCACTATCTTGTGCTTTAGCGTAACAGGCAAGATGTAGCAGAGCATCAGATACTGTAGTTGGGTTTTCTGTTCCGTAGCTCGTGTCTTGTCCATGAAGCTGCGCAAGTATATTGTCGCTCGATTTAACAATAATAGAATTTTTATCAAGTGTTGTAACATACTGTCCATCTGTTGTATGAATTACAGAATTATCTAGGTCAAAGTAAACACCGCCATCCTTTGAGCTAATCTTGCCCGTCTTGATCAAATCAGAGTTAATCTCACCAGACTTAATATAGGTCGCATTAAAATACACATTGCCATCCTCAATAAACATGCCCTGGCTTGCTCCATTATTAGTCAACCGGTTAAAGATGTCCTCCTGCGTCAGCTTCTTATCAACCGCATCAACCACTTCGTCTTTGTTCGTGTAATTGTCTTTCTTGCCCCAATCGCCGGCATCATATGCCTCGCCTTTCGCCTTGGGTTTTCCACAAACAAGCACTTCTGCCCCTGTGTACCACAAATCACCTTCGTCATATGGCGGGTCGGGGTGTTCGTCCTTGCTGGCATCTGCCGTAAACACACGCCGCTTTCCATCCGCCGTATCCTGTGCCTTGCTGGCCGCCTCAAGTGCATTGGTTACATCCTTGTCCTGCACCAACTCCCACTTGTAGCTGCCATCGTCACCTTTCATAAATCGGTATGCTTTGCCTGTCTCTGTGTTATAAAACAGGTCATCCACATGTTTTTCTTTTTCCTCATCTGTCGTCCAGCTCTTGGCCGGTTCGTTATCCAGCGTAGGGTCATAGGCGTAAAAGTGCTGCTCGGCCTTGCTGTCAATCTGGTCCTGCATATCTTTCGTTACGCCATCCACATAATTTTTCACGTCATCTTTGCTGGCGTAACTATCCTTTTTTACCCAGTCGCTGGCATTATATTTGTCACTGGCCGTGCGTGCTACCGTACAAACCAGAATGTCTTCTCCATTAAACCACAAATCGCCCGTGTCATACGGCGGCTCCGGGTGTTCCCCCTTGCTGGCATCAGCCGTAAATACCTGGCGCTTACCATCTCCAGTGTCTTGTGCCTTGCTTGCGGCTTCCAACGTATCCAGCGTTTCCTTATCTGTCACTTCTACCCAGCTGCCGGTTTTTGTTTCTTCGTTGTATGTCCACTGCCAGCCTTTCTTGCTGTCGGTGTTATAAAACAAATCGCCGTTGTGCGCTTTCTTTGTGGTGTCGTCTTTCCAACTCATAGCAGGCCAGTTCTCAAGCGTCGGGTCATAGTTATAAAAATACTGTTCAACCTTGCCGTCCACCTGTTCCTGCAGCTTGTCAACTTTATTCACATAATCTTTTAAGTCTTCCTCAACCTTGTCCTGCTTCAACAGGTTCCGGTCAATTTCATACGGCTTAATGTACAGCCGCTTAAAGTCATTCTGCGGGGCAATCACAGCCACGGCATCGTTCACCTGGAACAGCGCATTACTCGCAATGGTGTATTCCTTGCCAAAAGCCGCCACCACATAGCCGCTGTGGTCGTCCAGCACCTTCACAATTGTGCCAACAGCTGTACGGTCAAACTTGGCATTGTTAATCAGTCTCTCGCAGTAACGCTTCACCTCTTTTGCCAGGTCTTTCAGCCCCGCAATGGCATCATCCAATGTGTTCTTCGCCATAGCTTTTCCTCCAAAATAAAAAAGCCGGGCAGCCACATAGGCCACCCGGTATATCGTCATCGGTATTATCGCTTAAACCAATATTTCTTTACATCTGATTTTTCATCATAAGATAATTCAATATACTTGATTTTCTCTCTTGGTATTGCAACAATCTGGTCATCTATCGTAACAAGTTCATGGCCATGGTCATCCGTCACAGTATACTCTGATAAGAACAGCATATTCTTTTCAGTTGCCAACCCTGCATAGTAGCCCTTAAACCCATTCTCGTCATTTGTTGCTACCATCATATAGGTGCCAAGCTCATAGTCAATAATATCTTCCCACACATCGCTACTTGGGGACCACTTGAATAATTTAAGCAACACCCGTTTAACCTTTGTGCTTCTGCGTAAGATAGATAAAATTGCACCAAGAACACAGGCCACAATATACTGTAGCTTCTTGGTCGGCACTACCTGCATAAGCAGAAAACTAATTATCACAGAATAAATCAAGTAGTGCTGCGGCAACTGTTTATCCAGCAACCGATTGTAAACCCATAACATTAACACGCCAGGCACTACATACTGCAAAATGTCAGGTATCATAGCAACCAGTGCATTTAAGTATTGTGTTATCTCCATAAAATTACTTCTCTTTTTTGGCGTTTTTATCCTGCCAGGTTTCTTTGTTTTTATTTTCTTTGGCCTTATGGGCTTCCGGGTTAAACGTAAACTCCGTGTTCGGCTTGTTTTGGCTCTCAGTCTTTGCCATCGGTACAACACTTCCTACTTTATTATAATAGGGTCATTATACCATACAAAAAGCCGGACAACAACAATCTGTTACCCGATGTAAATTGACTTAGTTATATAAGGGACCTAACCGCTGATTCCTCTCGGTTGGTTTCCCTCTGTCCTGTTTGTAATTACCGCTTGCTGAACTCCTGCGCCATAATGGAGCCAATGTTCTGGTGCAAAATGCGGCCAAAATTTTCAACGTCATTCACACCGTTCATCACAATGTTAATGTCGCCAATGTGTACGCCGCTGCTACCAGCACTGGCCAACTCAGCGTTCACATTCTCCATCCGCTTCAAAATAGCACTCTCCACAAAAGCTTCCGGGTTAATTGCCGCGCTAAACAGCCGGCGGGTCAGGTTTCCCGGCACAACGCCGTCCCCAACCTCCAGGCTGGTATAGCGTCCGGCTTCCGGTTGCCGTACAACAATCTCAGGCCCAGCCTCATCAACACGCGCACGTTCAAAGGCCGCAACGTTCATAATGCCGGTTGCATGGTTGGATGTACTGCTGGATTTTGTCGTTTTCACTTCGGCCTGGGCAGCCTTCTTTTCCTTATCCAGCTCATCGCTCTTGGTTTGGTACTCTTCCTCAACAACCTCAATTTTCAAACTCAAATCATTGATCTCAGCAGTTTTTTCCTCAATCTGCCGCAAAATATCAATGTAATGGTTCTTAAAGTCATCAAGTACGTCTGTTCGCTGCCCTAGGATCTTTTCCTCCCAGTCGGCACCAAGCCGTGCTACGGTGTTGATCCGGTTCTGCTCAGTCTCGTAAGCGTCCGCAACCTCTTCCCACTTGCTCTTGTACTCTTCCAGCTGGTCAATCAGTTTCTGGTTTTCCTTGATCTGGTTTTCCACATGGTCAGTGTTGCTCATATTGTTCATGTAATCAGTTGTGATCTTATCAATCATTGCCTGATCCATGTTCAAAATCATCTGGTCAGCATCAGCGCCGTACAGCTGCCGCAAAATCGCAACGTTCTTGCTGTTGGTGTATTCGTTTTGGCCTTCACTCAGCTTATCTTTGTATTCATCATAAGCGTCAATCTTGTCTTGCAGTTCCTGCTTCTTGTCTTCCAGCTCTTTTTCAAGCGCGGCTTTCTGGTCCTCCAGGGCCTTCTGGGCATCCTCATGCTCTTTCTGGCGCAAAGCATCGTTGTAATCCTCTTCGGTGCTTTTAACCTCGCTCTCGTCCGCCTCCCAAACAAAGCCTTTGCCTTCACGATACACACGCACACTGCGGTTTGCCTTGGCGGCATCCATGGCCGCTTTCTTACGGGCCAGCTCAATCGCCTTTTCCTGAGCATCGTTGGTTTCATTCAACTTGTCCAGCTCATCCTGCAAAGCATCAATGCGCGGCTGATAGCTGTCGTCCAGCGCCTCCTGCTCTTTCTGCAAAGCCTTCGTCCGCTTCTCAATCAGATAAGTAGCGCCGTTCATGGCCGCATCAAGGTTGCTTTTTTCGTCCTCAAGCTGTTCTTTCAGGTCGTCCCACTGGTGTTCCAGCCGGTCAATCTCTTTGTCAATTCTAGCTGTTACAGTTTTAACAATGCCGTCCAGTATCTTTTGCTCGCTTTCCAGGCTGTCCTTAATGCTCTCCAGCTCTTTCTTCTGCTTTTCCAGCGCCTTTTTCTGGGCCTCATAGGCTTCCTTTACAGCATCTGCTTCCGCTTCAATCCGTTCAAGGTTTTTCTGTGCTGCCTCAGTCGCCGTCGCAGTAGCAGCCGCCGCTTTTGCATTTTTCTGGAACGTTGTACTTGTGGCTGGATTGTCTTTTGGAATGTAACCACCGCCGGTAATCGTTCCACTGGTTAGAGCGTAAGCGTTACCCTCCGCCATGGCCATTCCGCGTGCGCCCACAAAACCATTTTTCAGCAGTTCTTCGCTCTTTTGGTGGTCAAACACAATCGCGTCTTTGGGTAAGTTCACAAACTCAGCACCATGCTCGCCAACCGTGTACCACTTGCCGCTGTGCGGGTTTACTACCACTTCATAACCAAGCTCACCAACCAGTGCTCGTTCAGCTTTGACCAATCCACCATTGGTACCAGCCGCACGGGCAACACTAAGACCTGTAAATCCTGTCCCGTTTCTCTCGGCGTAGGATTTGCCTGGTTTATACGGCTGCGAGCTGCTGGGAGTTGATATGTTGGGTGTCGGTACGGTAATGGTTGTCTCGCTTATCTGATTCATCAGCTCCTTAACGTTGCCCAGTTTTGTCATTGCTTCAGTATTATCAACTTGCAAGGTGTACGGAGTCAGGAGTATATTAGCAATGTCGGTAACGGTATCCTGTGTCTGACTCAGCTTATCTTCACTGTCATCCGTTTCAACGTTTAAGATCTTGGCATCTTTCAGCGTCTGGGTAATCTCTTCTGTGCTCTTACCGGCATCTTCCAACCCCTGGGCATACACCTGGATCTCAACCTCAGTCGGGGCGCCCAGTTTTTCTTTTTGGGTATTCAAGTCTGCCAGCTTATCCTGGGCGGCCTCCAGCTCTGTCGCAACGCTAAAATCACCGCTGTTAAATCTTTGGGTCAGATCATCAACAGTCTTTTCAGCCTCCGAAGCATCAATCCAAAGCTGTACACGGCCATTTTTGTTCAGGTTGTCTGCGGCTTTATCAAGCGCACTCTGTAGTTCATCGGCTTGTCCGTCAAATGTGACCCCCTGACTGTTCATCTGATCAACAGCATCTTTGGCTTTCTCATAAGCGTCAACCAGTGCGTCTACATCAGTGCTATCAATGTTTCCCTTGATGTTTTCGATTTTCTCATTAACTTCTTTGAGCTGGTTATTCCATTCGTCGTAACTGTCAGAGTCAGGTTTAACGCTGTCCATTTTTTCCTTCAGCTCGTCAGCCTGCATTTCAAGGCTTGTCAGTGTCTCACCAAAGAACGCATCATCCCAGTTAAAGTCAAATCCGTATTCCTGTAGCTCGCCAAAAATAGCCCGCACCATATCCGGTGTCAGCTTCATGGCGTCACAAAAATCGTCAATGGTCTTTTTGCCCGCAATGGCCACATAACCGTTGCTGTCCTCTTCCATTAAGCCGGCCTTAACAGCATCATTCAAAAAGTTGGTAATGCCCTTACTGTCATCAGTCAGGTACTTTTTCAGTGTGTCAACATATTGCTGTACAGCATTTTCGTCAACACTTTTCGGCACCAAAAACTCAACAGCAGCCTTATATTTCTGCGTGCCGATCTTACCGCTCTCCAGCGCGTCCTTAATCGCATCGTAAGCCTTGATCGCATCGTCATACATGGTGCCGGCTTCCGTAGCGTTCTGGGCATTCAGCCAATCCTGATAAGCCCCACTCACCTGCACTAGCTGGCTATACAACACCTCATAGTTCTGGCACTGTTCCCGCAGCTTTTTATTTTCCTGCTCACGGTTGCTGATGGCTTCTTTCAGCGTGCTCTGCTGCTCTTCACTCAGGTCGTTGTTCTTTTTCAACGCATCGTTCAAGCGGCTCAATTCCTGCTTGTTCTCGGCGTATTTCAGCTGAGCCTGGCTTCTTGCTACTCGGACTGTGGCTTCTGCTTCCTCAATTTTCTTGTCGGTCAGCTTCTTGGCCTTTTCCGTGTTGACCTGCATCGTGCCGTTCACATATTCCAGGCAGTCTGCATAATCCTTGTCCGCATCGGTCAAAGCCTTAAAGTTTTCAGCCGTCACGCCAACACCGGTGGTCTGCGCCTGTAAAGCGGCCGTCACAGCAGAAATGGTCGTGGTAACATTTTTTACTGCGGTATCCGCATCAATGGTTACGCTGTTAGCTTCTACGCCAGTTTGGTTCAGCGACTCAAGCTCAGTAATAACATTCTCAATGCTAAAACCGGCATCCTGCATATACTTGATAAATTCTGTCAGCAGGTCAAGATCAATCCCACTAGAAAAAAGATTATTGAAAGCCTCGTTGTCAGCTATATTAAAAAGTGCTCCTAGCGAAACACCTGCCGCATCGGCTTTGTCTTTAGCGTCTTTCAGTGCCTGACTATAATCATCAACTCCACTTGTAACGCCAAAAAACTCTTTTGCTATATCTAGCATCTCACCCAAGGATTTACCGGAATTTTTAGCTTGCGTATTCAGGGCGGTCAGTGCTTTAGCGGCCCCTTCAGGATTCTCTTTCAGCTTGCTTACAACATCCGCATACTTGCTGTCGTTAAAGTTCTGCTCAAACCAGTCGTCAGGGTCAGCCTTCATGTAATTATACTTCAGCGCATCCTCAATCTGGTTATAGATTCTTTTCTGTGTTGAAGTCAGATTGTCAAAGCCAACCAGGTCAAGCGTTTCTTTATAAGTCTCAAGGTCATCGGCCTGGTCAAGGATTCCCTGGTTGATTTTTTCAAGCTGGGTATTGTACAGTTCTGCCTTATCCAGCCAGTTCTGTGCTTCATCCGCTGTCTTAGCTTCTTCAGCTCTTTTGTTAAATGTGTCGATCTTTTCGTTCAGGTAATCAATGGCGGCGGAATACTCACGAATATCATTGGAGCGTCCAAGAACCTTTTCCGCAAAACTGTTCGGGCTGATCTTATCAAAAACATCTTTGTAGCTTGTAAGCCAGTTAGGTCCTTTTTTGTCAAAATCAAAGCCTTCCTCAAAGTAGTCAAGGCCGTAGTTTTCTTTGAAAGATTCAACCGTATCGTTAGCAGCGTCTCTGGCTTCTATCTCGGCCAAATGTTCCTTCAGCTCAATTTGCCGTTCAAGCCTAGTGTTTGCTGTTTTCAGCTTCTCAAGTTCCTGCTGGTCAGTATAGGTAATAACATCCTGACCGTTGATCTCAGCCATCCGTTCCTTGTTTTGCTCCAGCTCATCGTTCAAAGACTTGATCTCATCAGTCGTGTCCTGGTACGCCTTTTTGCTATTCTCCATTTTTTCTTTGGCGATCTCAGCACGGTTGATGTAATTTTGAACTTGGGTTACAGCCCATCTAAATGCTTCGCTGATAGCCCAAATAGCCGCGGCCTGAGCGGCAGTTGTCAACATCTGCAAACCGATACCTTTAAGGGCATTTTTCAATGCGCCTACACCAGTTACAGAACTAAAGAAGTTTTTCAAACTAAGAGTTCCTTCGTCGGCGTTTTTAGCAAATTCTTGTAACGTAACAGAAGCGCCTTCAAGTTTACTAACTGCATCAGCCTTTTTACCAGTTTTCTCAAATTCTGCATTAAAAAATTCTTCATTAAAACGTTTTATAGCTAAAATATCAGTATCTAAATTTTTAGCGATGTCGTAATCCTTATCAAAATTACCAGTTAGCCAAGCGAATAATATCCCATTTTTTGTAGAACCCATGTCATTTGCTTCCGCAAAGGCTTTTTTAAAATCTGAGATAGACTCTCGCCATCTTTTTCCGTTAAGAGTTACAAAGGCCCCTGTGTTCAAATCATTACCTGTTCCGAACATATTAAACAGATTCAAAATCTAGTTGTTCTACTAATTACTGTGTGTTATAATTAGCATAAGGTTATAAAATAATATGTTCAAGAGGTGTAAAAGTATGAACTTTAACGAAGATAAAGAATACATTTGCCCTGTATGTGGAAGGACTTTCTTTTCACAAGACAGCTATCCTGGATGTGATTTTTGTTCAAACCATGAACTTACAATTTATACTAATGAGATGGCAAAAGAGATTAACGACGAAATTGATAAAATGTCTCCGTTAGAATTTCGAGAAAACCTGAAATTTGAACCTCGTGCTCAATTTTATTATGAACTAGAAAAAGGAGATTCTAAAGAACAAGAGAAAAGTAAACGTAGCGCTGTCTATCACGAGCTCCTTTATAAAAAGTACGTCTACAACAACCCTCTCTTTGACAAAGCCAAGTTTGACATGCGTGCCGAATGGGAATACGAAAACGCCGTAGAGATGGAAGAGGGCTACCGTAAGCGCCAAGAAGAAAAGAACAAACCTCGCTGCCCCAAGTGTGGCTGCACCGAGTTCCAGATGGTCCCCCGCAAGTGGTCTCCCCTTACTGGGTTTCTGACTAACAGGGTTGACCGGGTGTGTGTAAAGTGCAAAACAAGATTTTGATGCTACACAGACTGTATTAAACAGTAAAGGATTGATATTATGTCTTTGGCAATGGTTTTAGCCAACCAGTATGGTATCGTTATGTCGGCAGATAAAAGAATGACATTAGCTCCAAAAACCTCTGATGGCCAAACATTTCTTTATCCGTCCTTAAATCATCAACAAAAATTATTCATGACAAAAAGTGGACACGGTATAGCTTTTACCGGAACGTTGACCTTAGATGACGGTACCGCTACAGCTGTCGTAATAAAAAATGCTATCGCTAAATACAACAGCCCACGAACATCTGTTTTAGACGAACTTAAAGGTTTGAAAAACGCGCTTAAGCAATACACCAAAGAAAAACAAATTACGCTAGTCGGGGCAGAAATCAACAATGGCAAACGACAAGTATTCACTCTTACACTAACAGACAAGAATATAGAAAAGAACACAAACGAAGAAGGACTTTGCCTGTTATCACGAGGAGATTGTTCCTTTGCTGAAATGCTCATGTCTTTTCAAAGCCGCAATTCTAATTGCGTTCATTTTTCTCTTCAAGAAAGTATAAATTACTTACGTTTTGTAAACAGCACTGTAGCAAAATTGCAATATTATAATGGAAACCTTCAATCTGTTAGTGAAGAATGCGATGTACTTGTGCTTACCCCCAAAGAAGCCAAATGGGTAATATCACCAGAAACTCTATTTTAACGGAATATTAACGGAACCATATCCACTTCCGTCATAAGTGGGAATAGGGCTTGCGGTTACTTTTTCTTTTGGCTTCTGCAACTCTTTAATCAGCGCCGCAAGCTCTTTGGCGTTGCCCGTAATCTGAATTGTCATAAAATCCTCTTCCTTATATATAGATTGGCTACTTGGCATAAACATCTCTCTGGTACTTTTGCGATTGTTTAGATTAACGTTCGGTTTATATGTAGCACCCATAATCACCCCTCCGTTCCTTGATTTTTAAGGCAATTAAAACAGCCGCCGTTATAAATTCCCATCATCGCAAACTTGTCCATTTGCTCCGCTTGGTTTGCCGTCAGTCTTTTGCAGTTGATTGCTACTGCCCGCATAACATATTCGCACTTATAAATCATCGTATTCTGTTCAGCACTATATTCTCGCTCAAACAGTACCTTGCGCTGGCAAGGCTTCAAAATACCTTCCATAAATGCCATAAAACATTACCTCTCAAAAATACCAAAAGCCCCGGCCATTAAAGGTCAGGGCTTATCTTTATTTATAACCTTCTTACGGCTTTCCCGTAATGTTCTGACTGTCTTTCTTCCCGTCTGGTTTTCACCATGGAATAGGGCTACCCATACAGTCGATGAACCAAAACACCAAAGTTCACACATCTTCTTCTGCGCACATCCCTGTATGCGGTATCTTGGCTGCTGATTGAGCATTGTTTACGCGGGTTAGCACCACCCCGTAGGGGCGGCTTTTCTCTCAGCATACCGCATCCGCATACTTGTTTCTGCCTTTCGGCTCCATAGTGTTCCATTACCGGCTCACTGTGGCTATGCGGCTCTTAGCCTTTCCCAGCAATTTGGGTATTTAATTACCAACCAAGGCGCGTCCTATGCAGCTATCCCTCCTGCATAAGCGAGCATTTGAATACTGCCCTTGGTCTTCGCATTTGAAAGCGACAAAAACGCACTCAACGCTGCTGTCGCTGTAGGTATAACACCAGAAAATTTAATGAATCCATCTGAAGCATCCAGTAAGGCCGTTCCAAGGCTGATAACGCCTTTAACCAGCCCGCTGTTCAGCAGATCAGTAGAAATCTCCTGGAACGTAGCTTCGAAAATCTTCAGTCGTCCTTCAACAGAATCCAGCACCCGCTCATTTTCAGCCATAGCGCTGCCACTACTATTCAAGGATGTCTGCAGCACATCTGCGGCCTGGCTTGCCTGACTCAACAATGCAGCCACACCATTTGCGCGGTTCTTACCGGCCAACAGTTCAAGCAATGCGGCCTGGTCAACATCGCTCATCTTGCTATAAACTTTAGCAATGCCCTGGATAATATCATAGGTACTCTTAAAGTCTCCGCTCTTAGTCAGGATATCAAATCCGCCCTTGCCGTCAACATTGGTCAGACCCATAATATCGGCACGCAGTTTGGACGTACTGGTTGCAACAGTGTCGGTTTCCTCGCCCATCTGTTCCAGTTCGGTCGTTGCGCCACGGATTCTCAAAGCCAGTACTTTTAGCGTACTGCCGGTCGTTTCAGCGTTTTGGACAACACTGTTCATGGCCGTGCCAAGTGCAATCGTCTGGTCAAGGGTGTTTCCTGCGGCCTCCATGGCCGATGCAGAACGCTGCAAGATATCTCCCAAATCGCCAGAAGAAACAGCATAATTGTTGGATACGTTGTTCAGCTTGTCCACCAGGCTGATTGCATCGTTCGCTTGGATATTGAATGCTTTCATCGTGCCAACAATATTTTCAGTGGCCTTATCAAAGCTATCAAGGTCATCGCCAACGTTATAATAAATTGCGCTTACATCAGCCAGCTTTGTCGCATCGCTCAGGCTGTAACCCAGTCGTGCATAATCCGCCGTTGCATTCACAATACCGCTAACATCCGTACCAATGTTCTTTGCGCGGGCACCAGCCTCAGTCAAAAAGCTCTGATATGTACTGTCTGTCTCGTTCGTAACCTTTTTCAGCTCCGTCATGGCAGTATCAATGTCCACAACATTCTGGTAGATTTGCTGCAAACTTCCCTGCAATAAGTGCAGTGCGCCCATAGCAATGGCCGTGCTGAAATGCTGGCCAAACAAGTCGCTGAATACTTGCCCAACCGTCTTACCCTCAAGCCCAAGTTCCTGTACTTTTGCTTTCAACCCGGCAACTTTTTGAGCAGTGCTATCCAGTGTTGTTTCCATCAAGTCCCGATTACCGGAACGCGCCGCAGTTTTAAGCTCATCAACAATGCTGTTGTAAGTGGCCATTAACTCAGGGTTTTTCTGGATCTGTTTATTGATCTCAACGTAACGTCTCAAAGTGTACAGCAAGTTGTTCAGGCGCTTCTGCAAACTCTCTAAGCTTTGGTTGTTTTTGGCAGTTAGGTTACTGCTGCGCATCGCGTTTGTGGTATTGCGGATTTGGATGCCAAGTGCAGCGAACAACTCATTAAGTGTGCTTATATTGCCTTTTCTTTTTCCGAGTTGATCAACGTAAGTATTAAAAACATTTAACAAGTCCTTGTATTCTGCCGTACCATTTTTGAACTTGTCATATACACCTTGAAGGGCTTCACTAAGGCCAGTAAATGTCTTGTACAAACCATTGTTCTCAGGTACTTCTCCGGCTTTTTTCAGGTTCTCACTGAGTGTTTTTGCATAATTGTTGATTTGTGTTATTTTTTGAGGCAACGCCTTAAACGCCTGCGTGGATTCTTGATCGGCCGAATTAAGAGCAAATTTGAATTGAGATAACACCTCAGAAGCAGCTTTTAGAGCCGCTTCATACTTTTTTAAGTTATAGTCACTAAAATTGTCTTTTAGATCAATTCTCGCGCTATCAAGAGAAATAAGTGCTTTTTGTACAGAACTAAATTTTTCATTATTCAGTAAAGATATTTTCCCATTCCCGAAATCTTGATAATACTTGTCCTGTAGATCTCTAAATTTTGCGTAAATACCGGAATAACTTTCGCTAACTTTATCTATAGATGATGCCGTTTTCGTAAAATCAGCAATTTCTTCTTTTAGTTTACGCATTGCTTTTTCTGCTATCTGCAAACTGGAATCGTCTAATTTTTGGACGAATATTGTCTGAGCAGCTGTTGCGGCATTCAAAGCTGTTCTCAAAGTAATAACATTTTTTTCAATCCCGTTATATACGTCAGATACTTTTAATAATCGCTCAAAATCTTTGTCAGTTATATTTGCTATATCTCCGAAATTATATCCGTTTTTTTTTGTTAAATCATTAGCATCATATTTGGCTTTTCGTAGCTGAGAATCCAGAGTTTTTGCAATCCCCGCATACGGATTTTTTGTGCTCCCCTTAACACCTGCGGTACTCGCGGTACTGATCGTTGCCCGAACATTTGATAATTTGCTAACAATCGAGGTTACTTTCGTTTCAACTGCATCCAGCTGCTTTAGCGCCCCGCTCATATCAAACAGCTGTACATTTCCTCCCACACTGCTCTGGATATTTTTCAGCTGGTTGGTAATTTTTGTAATATCAGCCGGGTCAATCTCAAGGTGTGCGGTAATATTACTTGTAAGGTTTTTAATCTTATCCGCCAGTTCACTCTCATTGGCCAGTTCCGCTTTAACCTTCAGTTTATTCTTTTTTGCAATCTCATTCAGCTTCCCCTGCACACCACCGCCGTCAGGTTCCACCTTTACCTTAATACTTAAATCTTCCGCCATATACTTTCCCCCTTACGGTTCGGCTCAAGCCTTCAAAGGCCGATTCTTTTCAAATCAGCCGCTCAAGACAAGAGCCGAAGCTCTCGTCGCGTTAGTTATCAGGGAACTGCTCTTTTATGGCTTTCACAATCTCTCCATGTACGGCGCTGTTCCCATCTGCGATTTCTCTTGCCGTGTTTGCCACAAACGGGCGCGGGTGCAAATAGGCCGCATCAGGTGGCAACCCCCAAATGTTTTTCACATCGCCCTTCTCCACCATCTCAGCAAGCGGTGTATTGGTGCCGGTTTTGTACTGCCCACCAACGGCTGATTCATTCGGTACACCAATATCCTTTACCGTAAGCACATGTTCTCTCACGCTGCTCACCACGCTGCTGTCGGCTTCCAATGCCCCTTCGCCCTGGCCGCGGCGCTCATATACTTTCGGCTGGTATACATCCAGTACATCTTCCTGGATATGCTTCTTCAAACAATTCTCCACAGCCGTTTTCGCCCCGCCATTCAGTGCCAGGTTAATTCGCCGCTGCAGTTCCAGTTCCAGCCCTTTCTGTGTGCTTACCGTCTTGGCCATTTAACTCTCCTTGCCGTTCACAACCTCAATCTTCACGGGTGGCTTCTTTGCGGGCTGCTCTCCTTCACGCACTTTCTTTACCAGATCAGCCAAAAATTCCTGGTCTCCCAGCTGGCTCAAATTCCCTGCAATTTCTGCAAAGGCGTCTGCAATCCGGTCAAGCGGGTCCGGGTGATTGATTGCATCAAATACCTTCATGTATTTTTCTTTCCGGTCTTTCATCTCGGCTTCACATGCCTCATAAAGTCCCGCTGTAATCACCGCAATATCCGGGTCTTCCACAATCTCAATGCCCTGTCGGCTGTAAACAAAGTCGCACATCTCATCTGTGTCCATCTTGTCCAGCTCCGCTTTCGGGGCAAAAAAGGTAATCACCGCAATGCGCCAGGCATAATCAAACAGCGCGTAATACTGCTTGCCGTCCTTCTCGCACATGTCGCAAACAAAATCCACAAACCGGATTCTGTCGCCCACACGGATGTTCTTCTTAATTTCCATAAAAAACTCCTTACAAAAAATAAAAGCCCGCCCCATCTTTCAGGGGCAGGCTAGTTTACAGCGTGTCGTAATCAATCCACCCGCCACGCCGTTTACGGTATACAATCCAACGCAAATGCTCGTCCGGGTACAGGTAATCAAACATCTTCCGTTTCATCAGTGCCACAGTATCTGGGCACCCCTTGGTGTCAATTACCTCTGTCGTGCCGTCTTTATACTTCAACCAAAAATCAGCCACATAGTTAATAGCTCGCACCGTCTCTATTCTTCCCCCACGTTCCTTGCGGTACTTTGGCTGTAACTCATAGGGTTTCTGCAGCTGATAATCCACAATCTCCCCGCTGGCAACCCCCGGCAGCACAACATCCTTGTAATATTTCATCTCAAGTTCAGAGTCAAACACAATCCCGTCATAGGTGCGTTTGCTCTTGTCACGGCTCACATTATACTTGCTTCGTCCGCTTACTTGCACAACTCAATCTTCCCGTCTGCAATCTTGAACTTAACTACATCGCCAACGGCATAGCCGTCTTTCACCGGCATCTGGTAGCCGTGCCCATCACATTCAAAACCCATGTAGCCGCGTTCCTTGTTGTAGTATACAACCACGCCCTTCAGCGGGCGCACCTGGCGCTTCAGGGGCACTTTGGGCGGGGCAGCAATTTCAACAGGTTCAATCTTCACATCAGCAAAACCGCCGGTATTCTTGTCTTCCATGCACGCTACTCCTTTCGTGTTCTAAAAAATGGAGGAGCTTTTCGCTCCCCCACGGATCAAACATCACAATCCAAGCCTATATAATAAGGTAGGGATTTGCGTTAATCACTCCATAAAGTTCATGTCGTAAATGTCGCCGTCCTGGTTGGCCATGCAGTCAAAGGTGATAGAAACAGTGGTCGGATCACCAGTGTTCTGGAAAGCCAGGCTGAAACTTGCCTGCGGCTGAGCCTTGTAGTAAACCAGCTCGCACTGCACAATCTCGTCGTCCTCGGTCTTGAACGGCATCATACCGTGGATCTCAAAGGCACGCGGGAATGTGTCAGAATCAAACTTGACAGTCTGAACACCGTCGTTCTTGTCGTAGAAGTAGTAGGCAATATAGTTCTTGCCGTCCTGCAGGCCAGCACCAGCAACCTTCTTGTCAGTGGTGGTAAGATCGCTGATCTCAGTACCAGCGTCATCAGAAACAGCAAAAACCTGTACAGTGCCGGCCTTCGGGGTCTCACTCAGCTCAATGCCGTCAGTGGTGGCGGTCAGCACCTCGCGCTTCATAATCTTTGCAACCTTGCCAATGTCTTGGCCGCTCAGCAAGGCAAACAGCTTAACAGGCATGATCTGGGTATCAACCTTCAGGGTGCCTGCACGCTCGCCATCAAAGCCAACACGGTTCGGTGCGCCCTGGCCGCCCTTTGCAAACACGCGGTTTGCGGTAAAGTCAGTGGTGGTCACGTTGGCAAAATCAATGGGCAGAAAAACTTTTTTGGTCTTGTAATCAAGCAGAACCAGATCAGCAACTTCACGGTTCGCCATATTCGGATTTACAGCCATATCTTAATCCTCCGTTACTATTTATCAGTTTCCATGTGTTTGTACCATCCGCCAAGGTCGTTCTCGCCACCCCATACGGCATAGTTCATGTCATGGATCTCATTTTGTTTTTTTATGTTCTGACGGTTAAAAGTGTCATGCACCTGGTACACCGTCAAATCATAAATATTCGTATAATTCAGGCTGTTATGGTTTGTCGCCAGCGCAGAGATGATGTTCCCCAACTCCAAATCAGGGTTACTCTTATACCCTTTTCGTTTCGATTTTTCATATTCAGCCTTTTTCTTTTGGAATCGTTCATAAAACTTGCGGGCAGCCTCATTTTTGAACTTCAAGTTTTCCTCCCGCTTCTGGTCTATGTACGCGGTTTGCAGGCAAATGTCGCAAATCTCTGCCCAGTTATCTCGCGTTATGGAACCATCAATCAGGATCTTATCGTCCACCTCGGTTTTATTCACCAGCACAGCATGGTGCGCTTCATCATATTCAAGCGGCGCATCAATAAAAAAGGCCAGTGCGGCAATCATCTCCGCCTGGCTTTCTTTGCTCATACTCAATAAATCAAAGGTGTTTATGGTGGCTTTTTCTTCCTCGCTCAAAGCTTCATACGGGTTCTCCTGCCCTGTCACCTTGGCAATGTCTTCAAACATCGTCTGTGGTGTCAGCAGCAAGGTACTTAGCGCAAACTGATAGCTCATATAGCCGCGCTTGTTAATGTCGCTCAGTCGTGGCGAGTGTACTCTGCCCACGTTTTTCACCATAAAACCTTCGGGGTTCAGCAGTTCATAGTACGGTACTTTCACTTTGCGCCACCCATCTTGCGGTTGAACGCCATCACTTCGTATGTAATGCAGCGGCCGTAATAATTATTATTTGGCTTGTATACATCGTTGTTCAATAACCGTACCTTCCCAATTCCAAAATCTTCGCTGCCGTTCAGCAAACGGTCAACGTTCATGGCCAACACATCGGCCTTCGTCCCCAGCACGCCGGGGTGTCGGTAACTCTTCATTACCTTCTTATTGCAATAGGCAAAAATGTACAGGTACACTCTGTATGCCGTATCGCTCGGTGCCTTAGCCACTACAGTCTCCATGCACAGGTAGGTATCCGCCGTTTCATTGATCTCCGGCACATACTCAAACTCGTAAATATGTCCGGTACTAATGCTCTTATCGCCCAGTAGCATCTCGTCCGTGTCAGCATCATCGTCCACGGGTCCAAGCAGCAGGTTAATAATGGTGTCGTCCTGTGCCAGCAGGGCGGCTACTTTGTGTTTGTATTCTCCCAGCTCACTCAGGTTCATACGTCCACCACCTTCACTGTAATGCTGTCTGTGCTCTTGCCGTCCGGTGCCACAACCGTCAGTTTCACGGTAGCTCCATTCAGCGCGGCATTATCCTCTGCGCATACCCGGCAGCTTTCCCCAGTCACCCGGTTCCACTGCACACTGTTAGCAAGGTATACCTTTGTTTCAAGTGTTTTATCATCAACGCTCAGGCTCCAGGTGCATCCCGGCAGCGGCTTGCCATCAATCGTGGCCTTAAAAATCTTGCCGCGCCCGCAAATGCGCACTTTGGGTTCGCCCGCGTATTTAATAACCACTTCGCCGTCCTCCGGTGCTTGCTTTACCTCCTGGTAATCACACAGCATCTTTTCGGCGTTATCCTGTTCTTCCACATGCTGGTCCTGTTCAAGGTTCAAAACCAAAAATCCCGTCTGGGCGTCATTCCAGTCGTAGCGTTCTGTCATAGCGTCAACACAGGTCACACGGTAAGTTTTAGGCTTGCCGTTAATCTGCTCCATCATCAGGCGTTTCCCCACATCCAGCAAAGCCGATTCCTCATCATACGGTATTTTCACCTGGAATTCGCGGCTGGAAATGGTCATGTATACATCTTCGTTCAGGTTGGAAAAATACGGCTTGTCCACAACCGCCCACCGGGTAATAATTTCCCCGGTCTCATGGTTCTGCCACTGGATGCTCCGGTTACACAGCTCAATTTTGCCGCGCACGGTTATTTCATCGTCCGCATCGCGCTCTGTAATCAGCCAATGGCTTTTACTAAACAGCATAATTTTTCCAATCTCAAAGTTGTCGCCCGGCATGGTGCGTATAATCTTCTGGTTTGTCACCGTGCTGCTAATAATCATCATGTGGTGGGGCACCCCCTCAATCTCTACCTCTTTATAGGCAGGGGAATCAGGCCCCATTCTCAGCGTGTCCCGTTTGCTCTTTTCAACCATCCGGTCACGCCGCGTACTTCCGTGCCTGCCAAGCATAGCAGCATATGTCTCATAGTTCATACGCTACCACCTCACTCAGTCAAACCCGAAATTTCCCCATTGCGGAAAGAGTACAGGTTGATCTCCTTCATCTGCTGCCGCTCTGTCGTGGTCAGCAGGGTCGTCATCTTCTCCAACAGGTTGGCTGGTGAAAACAGCGTAAAATCCTTTGTGCTCAATCCGTTCTGCAATGCGTCTGTGTTATAAACATACTGGCGCACAAAATGCACAATCATGCCCAGTGCCAAAATATCTTTCTCGCGGTTCGTCAGCGTAATGTTGAACGCCAGCAGGTCATCTTCCCTGTCATTCAGGTCCTGTTTGCACACATCCTCAAAATCGCTGATCGCCATCTTCAAAAGATCCAGCTGCATTGCTTCTCTTGTCACCGCATCGTAGTCCAGGAACTCATAGTTGCGGACTTGGCCACGGTAACGCTCATAAACTTCCTCGTATCTTGTGCCCATTGGCCCGCACCATCCCTCTCATTATTCTTCGGTTCCGCCGATCGTCACAATCTCAACGCCGCTCTTGCGGGTTCTGGGTTTCTTGGGTGCCTCCAATGCAACGGATTCTTCCAAATCGCAATCCAGCACATCGTTCAATGCTTTAATCATGGCACGGCTATCCAGCTGGTCTGCCTTCAGCATCTCCTTTGCGCGGATACGGATGCTGTCGCGCATCCCCTCGCTCATCTTGGGCACCTTCTCGCGGATCTCATCCGGGGTCCACTTAAATACCTCGTCAAAGTTCTCCGTGGTCAGCGCATTCTTGTAATAACGTTCCACACCCAGCTTGCGCAATACGTTGGCGTCCTCAATCAAAATCCAGTTATCACGGAAAAACCGCGGCTGGCTGCCACGCATTACAAGCAGCTCGGCGTAGTCCATCTCCTGCACCTCGCCAAACTCGGTCCACTCAACGGTGTAGCCGGGGTTGCGGGTCGAAGCATAAAACAAGTTGCCATGGGTGCCGTTCTTGCATTCCACCATGGTCTCATTGGTAATCTTCGCAGTTGCCAAAACATACCTCCAAAATATTCCTTATATAAAAAAGCCCCCGCCTTGCGGCAGGGGTATCGTTCAGCTCAAAATCAGGCAAACTTGTAGCTGCCAAAGTCGCGGTCCAGAATAATGGAAACACCGGTGCGCTTGGTCATCAGGAATTCCTGGGTCAGGTCGGCCTTGCTCATCGGATCACCCATCAGCATGGTAACTTCACCCTCGGTAACGCGCTTCACGGGCTTAGTGTCGCCGGCAAAAATGTAAACAGTGTCGTCAGGCAGAATGAACTCAGTAGAGCCGATCTTGTGGCGCTGCTTCATCGCAACCATCGGGGTGCCGGCAATGTGGCCCAGGTAGCCCATGCTGTACAGGTCACTCTTGGCCTGCTCACCCATGGTAGCAGTGGTAATCTTGCGCAGTGCCTTGCGGGTGCCAACAATCGTAGCGGTGTCGCCGGTAGAAGCCTCAATGTGCTCAATCAGGTCAAGCAGCTTGTCCTCGTTGTAAGAACCGCTCTGGGTATAAACAGGGTCCAGCTTGGTAAACATGCTGGTCCATGCCAGATAAGCGCTGTCCAGATCGTACTGGGTAAAGCTGCGGCCAACAGTGTCAACCAGGTCATTAAAGTCAATGCGACCAGCCAGCACGCGGTTCATTTCCTCGTAAACCTTCACAGCACGCAGCTGGGTATTCACGGTAATGTCCTGGCCGGCTTCCAGGCGCTGACGGCGCACAGCCTGGCTACCTTCAGCAATGTCGGCAACAGTCAGCAGGCACGGCTTGGTGGCATGGAAAATGTTGGTATCACCCAGAGAGGTGTTGCGGTCCTCAATAAAATTGGTAAAGAACTCGTCACCCTTCAGGCCCTCTTCATTGACCTTATCAATCAGAACTTCGGTAATAGCAAACAGGTTGTTGCACTTACCGTCGCGGATATCCTTGTAATTCATGCTGGTCTTGCCATTATTGGCCTCAATCATGGCCTGGCGCAGAACTTCCTGGCTGTCTTTCACGCTGTATTCGCCCAGGTGGCCATGGTAGCCATCAACGGCCAGCTTAATCAGTTTCTCATCCATGTTAATACTCCTTTACATATAAAGATAGGTGTAGGCATAAGCCACACCAGTAATTAGTTATAACTAACTCACTGATACAAAAATCAGGCGATCACATCAACGATGTAATAGGTATACTGGCCATCGCCGAAGCCAACCTTCACAGGATCGTGCTTAATAACGCCAAAAACATTGTCAGCAGACTCAGAATCCTCAATCTTCAGCTTGGTAGAATTGGCAGCAAAAGCAACAAACTTGCCTTTCTGGGGAACACCATCAAAAGCTTCAGCAGTAACACGGAAAGAGTCAGCGGGAGGAACCATCAGATAAACGCGGACGGGCTTGCCAGCCTCATTCTCCCACTCAGGCAGATAATGGGTGCGGGTTTCATCGTAGAACAGCTCAACACCATCAACCAGAGCCAGCATGTAGCGCTTAGTAGTAGCAGAGGGAGCCTCAGCCTTGTAGATTTCGGGGCCGATCGCATCGCCAATCGCAATAATGTTGCCGTTATCAATAGCGGCGGGGCTGCCGTCCTTGTAAAAAACGACGTGCTTCAGGTATACAGGGTTAATGGTACCAGCCATGCCGTCAGTACCAACAACTGCATGTTTAATGTTAGCCATAATATGTAACTCCTTTTTATTCTTCAGTATTTTTCAGGTAGCGTTCAAACAGGTCGCCGTAGCGCTTCTCTGTCTTCTGTGTGCCATTCACGCCAAACCGTACCTTGTTTACCTCACCCTTCTTTTCTTTGGGCGGAACATAACTAAACTCAGCGGCCTTTTTGCCCAATAGCTTGTAGCAAGCATCTTCCAAAACGGTAAACTCCATCGTCTTGTTATCTCGCAGCTTGGCATAATCAGCATCGCCATCCAGCTTCTGATCCATAACGGCAAACAGCTGTTCGCGTTTAGCGCTCTCTTCTTCTTTGGCAGCAGCAGCCTCGGCCGCAACGTAAGCATCATATTTCGGCTTCATCTCGTCATACTCTGCTTTCAGTTCGCTGTACTGCTTGTTGGCAGCCTCCAGTTTTTCGGTCTGCTCTTTGGCCTTGTCGCCCATGGTGCTGTATAGCGCGGGCACGCCAATATCGGCACTGCCTTCATCCCAGGCTTCGTACTTTACCTTCATGCGTTTCTTGCTGGCAAAATCAACTTTCACGTTGTCGCCATCCATGGTAAAGGTAAAGCTGTAGATCTTCCAATCCTGGCAATCCATCACAACGGCAAGATCATCCTGCACATCCTGCAGCCAATAGCGGCTCACTTCATAGCCCCACGGGTCAATCATGGTTTCAGCGCTAATGGCCTCGTTTACTTCGTTCAGCTTGTCGCACAGGTTCAGGCTGTAATCCGCAGCAGGTTCGCCGCCTTCCGGTTCCGCAGCGGGTTCCGGTTCTGCCGGGGTTTCGGGTTCTGCGGGTTCAGCAGCAGGCTCTGCGGCCGGCTCACTTTCCGGTTCACCCTGCGGCTCTTCCGGCTCGGCAGATTTTACTGCAGCCATCTCTTCACACTTCGCTTTCAGTTCCTCAATGGTAATTTCCTCCAAAGAGAACTCCAGCGTAGAAGCGTCAATGCCGTAAGAAGCCAGAATTTCTTCTTTTTCTTTCAAGCAATCGTCTCCTTTCGCAAAATTATCTATCTGAGCCTCCTTGGAGGATTCAGATCTCTGTAAAGCTGTGTATTCCGCCAGCATATCCTTAACCTGGCTCGCAATCGTCGCGGCGGTAAAATTCGCCGTAACTGTGCTGCCCGTCATTGCTGGTCGGATTTGCGGGTCAGTGGTGGAAAGCACGCAGCAGCCATCAAAATCAAAATTCTGCACAACATAGTAGCCGTCTTTATCCACATAGCCTTCCATGTTGGTGATCTCCATGCTCTGCCCTTTCACCACATCCCGCTCAAAAATCCCACAGGAATCGTCAAACTTGGTCCACAGCAACCCGTCAACGCGCAAATATTCCCGTGTCTTTCCTGTGCCGTCATCCCGGCTTATCCAGCGCGGGTTGCAGCTTTCCGGTATCACACCGTAAGCGCTGCCGGCATATACATATCGAATCCCGTCCTCGTCCACAATCAGCTTATGTTCGTGGCCCTTAAAATCAAGCTCATTATCGTCATTTTGCTCAATGTATCCAAGGATCGGGGTATTCGCAATACTCTTTGCTGCCCGGTCAACTACCTCTTTTTCAAACCGTGATCCGTTCAGGTTGCCGCCAGTATGCAGCACATCAATCGTCACGTTAATAAAACGCGTATCTTTACCCATCACTTCTCCGGTTTTTTCAAAGGTAATTGGCAGGCGGTTCAATCGCTCACTCACATCCAATCACCCCGTAAACTAAAAAAGGCCGCTTGCATAGCGGTCTCTCAAAAGTAATTTCGTTTTTTCTGCTGTGCGGCAAACTCCTGCACAGCCTTCAAATCATCGTCGTCAAGTTCAAAAATATATACTGTATGGCCGCCACTATCGCGCTCTTCCCGCACCAATTTCTTTTTCTGGCGCAGCAAATATAGTACCACGTCACGGCCGCGTACCTTAACTTCGCGCTTCATCGTTCACTCAGCCTCCTGTCGCCAGGTCTTCCTCGCTGCTATTCTCGCCTGCGTCTGTCAGCGCCTTACCCTCACTTGCATTGGTGGGGCGTCCGCCTTCATCTGTCGCGGCATTACTGTCAGCAGCGCTCTGCGTGTTGGAGCTTATCAGCGGTACCTCATTGGCTGACAGGTTCAATACCGTGTTTTCCAGGTACTGCATGTTCTCCACATCGCTTGGGCTGTATCCGCTTGTCGCCATAATGGCACTGCGTACCGGCATTCCATATTGGCCATCTTTTACAAAGCGGTCATGCACTTCCTGCCGGTTAAAATACGTCACATCTAAAATATTTACCTTAAACTTAACTGCCGTCGAAACACTCTTTAATTTACGGTTGATCCAGCGTTCAATCTGCCGCATCATCGCAAACACAATCATCTGGTCATTCACGGTAGAAAGGCTCAGCGTAGAGCTGCTGGGGTCTTCACCGCCACCAAACAAGATATTGTTTACACCCGCCTGCTTCCACATCGAATTTTCGGCTTTTGCCACATCGTCACTGCCGCTTACAGCTCCACTTTTTTCAAAGTCCCAGCTGCTGATCTTCATCGGACTCATAATCGCGCCAATGTTCTCCGGCAACACGTTGCACAGCATGTCGTAAAACTCTTTGCACAGGTCGTAGTCAATCAAAAATGTACCGTCATCCCCCACCGGGATCTCCAGCGCCAACGCCTTGTAATTATTCACTTCACTGGCATCCTTGCTGATCGCCCGGTAGTCTTCAATATCCGCCAGTGCGCTGAACAAGCTCACAAACGGCGGGATCGGTACATATGTCTGCTCGTTTACTTTCAAACAGATAGAATTCTCACTTGACAGCTCCTGCCACTTCAAACCGGAGTCCTTCTGGTACGCACTGTACATCGTGGTAAATTCCGGCGGAAAATTTGGTAATCGCTCACGGTGGGAATCAAAGTAAGAAAAATTGAACGCAAAGTTGTATACACCATCCTCAATGCTGCTGATCTTGCAATAGTCTGCATCCAGCTGCTGGAAGGTGTAGCTGTCGTTTGTTTCCCATGCGTACCCGTAATACACATCATCACGGAACGCCACCATCAACGCCCGGCTGAACTCGTGCCGCAGGTTCATCTTTTCCAACTGTGCCGTCACCGCATAGTAACCTTTTTTGAACTTTTGCAGGTTTACATTCTTGGAATAATCAATGCCATACGGCACCACAATGTAACTGAACGTGCTCATGTTGGCAAAATACTGAATCAGCCGCCTGTAATAGTTCGAAATATTGAACAGGTATTGGCTCATCTGCCGCAGCTGCACTTCATAGTTGGCCGGGTTCGCCAAATAGGTAACAATCTGGCTCTTGGTGTACTTTTTATAGGTAGGATTGTAGTCGCGGTTATTTTCCAGGTCGCGGATCTTCACGTTTGCCAGGTTCGCATATCGCACCTTACTCATAAATTCCGTCAATGGCACAAAGCTTTTCTTGCCGTCCGGGCTGATCATGGCGACCTTTTTCTGCTGTATTTCTTCCATATAGCCGCCTCCTTAATGCCGCAGTCTGGGCGCTCTAAAGTTTATTTCAATTTTCTTATTGCGCATAAAGTTTTTACTCATCATGCGTTCAACCTGCAGCGCAATGTAATAGTTGTAGCTCAGGCTGCTGTAACGGTCCTTGCGTGCGCCGGGCTTCTCATGCACACGGATCAAATTATTCGTTGCTTCATATTCCAGGTTCACCAACTCATTTACAGCCAATCCGGTATTGATATACGGCATCTGCAGCGCCATCTTCTCCATGGGTGAAAGCTTGTCGTAACCTTTAATGTTCGCCCGCAAAATCTCTTCGCAGTCATATTCGGATTCCAAAAACCGGATTCTCCCTTGTTGGATTCCGCTTCGCAACGCAATTGTCACGTCATTATTAAACTGGCTGCTGCCCATGATCGCCCAAATCACCTTGGGTGCCGTCTTGTCGGGGCACCGCTCCTGGAAATCCGGGTTATTGCAGCAGTTCAGCGGTGGGTATGTCTCGCCCGTCTCTGGGTCATAGCACTCGTGCATCAGCAGATCCATAATGGGGGCACCAAGACCCTTTGCGTCAATGCCAATATAGTCACACTCAAAATACTTAAAGTAGCGGCGTAGCTTCAGCACCAAATCCTGCGTAATAATACCCTCGCAATTTTCGGTGTACACCATGTTGCTGGTACACTTGCCTGTACTGTCTGGCACCAAACTGTTCAAAAAGATGCTTGTGGCGTCATTATCGCGGCGCTTAGAACTCATCAGGGCAATATCAACGGTCAAAATCCGCTTCTCACCGGTCTTCTTGGCCGGCAACTGGCAAGCCGCCTTATTGTTCAAAATCATGTTTGGCGCATAGAACGCTTTTATGATCTTGCGCTGCTTGTTAATGTCGTCAAAGCTAAATAGCCCTCCGTCTGTCGTGCCAATAAACAGCGCCTCATTTTCCATGCGGAACCGTATGTCAGAAAACGTCGATTCTGTCATCTCGTCTTCTACCTGGCTCTTCAGCAGCAGGTTTTCCTTAATACTCATCTGGTACGGGAATCGGAAACAATAGTAATTTTTCGTGGTGTCAAACATGTTCACAAAGTAATCCTTGCACAAATCCCATGACCAGTGCTGTTCAAACCATGCAGAGCTTAGGTACATCTGCTGGTTGCGTTCCGCCAGGTGGGCATACTTGGGGTTATCCATGTAGCCGGGGTGGCGGATATAGTTCAAAAACTTCTTCAAAACCAGATCCAGCACTTCCTTGTCAACCATGCGGTACTCGTCAATAATCAACAGGCTCGCACGGCCGCCACGGGCAGTATCTGCGGCGGTCACAACCTCAATCACGCTGTCATTGCGGAAGGTTATCTTCGCCACACTCTGGTTTATCGTTATATCTTTTATCTCACTGCGCAGTAATGGGCTTCGCGGCACCAACTCCTGCTCAATCTTTTTCAGTACCAAGCTGCCCTGGTTTCGCGTTTTGCTCGCAATCACAATCAAGCTGCCTGGGTACAAGATCGCTTTCCAACAGCAGAAAATTGCACATAGGAACGTCTTGCCTAGCAATAATGTTATCCTACCGGCTTTTTATCCGGTAGTTCTTATGGTTTCCCATAAGTTCAGCATACATTTTCACCCTCTAAGGGTGCCGGGCACTCGTGGGCGGATTATATTCTGTCAGTAACAGGTTCACTGCCTATGCGTTACAATACCTCCTTCTATTAAAAAGGTAGGTTATCTCGGTATTAGCATTTTACAGCCTCTACCGATTTTGTCCGGTTCTCTCAAGCTGGTTTCCCAACCTGGGGGCCTAGTGTTGACCACGCGCCGCTATAAAACAAAAATTTGTGCATAGCGCCATGCAATAAATCAAAATCTGTTGGAACATCTTCAGGTTTACGTTCAAATAATCCTTGCAAAACCTCTGCGGGTTCGCCCGGTAAAAGCTGGCCCACAGCGCCACGGCATTCATGATCCGGCTTGTCTTATCTTCCGTAACCTCTCTTGCAGTTTTCTTCACCATTTAACGCACCACCTCACTCACCGGGGGTGCCAAAAATGGCGTTGCGGATGCTCTCGTTCTCTTCCTCTTCTCCGCCGGTGTATTCAGGTCGGTGCGCCGTATAAGGTGCCATGCCTTCCTCGTATTCTTTCTGCCACGGGTTCTTGATCTTGAACAGTTCCATCATTGGCCCTGTCACCCAAGTACGGAAATATTTACCAATCCCATCCACGTCTCGCCATTCGGGCGCAGCTTCCGGGATCGGCTTTTTGTCTTCCCACTTTTTAATCAAGGTGCCAAATGTATTTGCCTCTGCCAACGCATTATCGTTCGTCTGGTTCGGCTTAATATTGGCGCTACCCAGCAGGTTCTGCAAAGTATCGCTGGCCTCTTTTACCTTCTTGGTGTCACCCGTCTGGTATGCCTTGGTCAGCATAATCTGCGCCATACTGATCGCTTTGAACAATTCTTCCTGCGCCTTGGTGGAGCACTCATACCGGGTAATCCAGTCCTTGTACTCATTGTCCAGCCGCACATACTCGGCCTCGTTGAACCCTGGCCCCCAAAACCCAACCATGCGCTGGCTTACCTTGCCGCCGTTTGGTCGTGTCTCGCTGATATCGCTCACATCATTGATCACCCGCCCGTTGATTTCTTCCAGGTAGGTATCAAAGGTCTTGCCATGGTTCTGGGTCATGTTGCAATGTCTGATCCAAGCTGTCATCCGGCTTGTGTTCGGGGCGTGCTTTGCCGTGCTTTTCAGCAGGCCCTCGCTGTAATAAATGTCAAACAGCATGCACACCCGTTTCATGGCCTCATCCTCATTGCCCAGCGCCTGGGTATAATGGTCAACCAGCTTGTCCATGCAGCTTTTGCATACCGGAAAGTAATGGTTGTTCCCTCGCCACAGCTCGCTTTGCGCAGGGGAAAAATTATCCTTCTGGTGCATGAACCGCTTGCCGCAACAGGCGCAAACAAAATACGCAGGCCCATCGTCCTCTGCCATCATGCGGCGGATCTTGGCCTGCGCTTCTGCGTTTTCTCGTAAAATTGTAGCTTTATTTTTAGAGCCTTTCGGTCTTCCGGCCATGTTCAGTCACCCGCCTTATCGGCGCGGTTCCCGTTCTCATCATAATCACGGAAGTTGTTCCGGCACTCGTTCCAAAACTCCACCACATCCATCAGTTTCTGGCTGCGCTTAAACACACAGTAGCTTGTCTGGGTAATGGGGTTCATCTGCCGGCTCTCATAGCTCAAACCAAACGCCTTCAAAAAATTCGTAAGCCGCGCCGAATAACTGCAAAAGTATTCGGGCTGCTTCTTCTCATACTCACCCACTCTAACCATCCCCTCTCATCAAAAAATCCCACGCTCTAATCCAGCGTAATATCGTAACAGCAGTCCACGCCGTAAGCATTCACCACCAGCACGTTCTGCTCCGGTTTATTTCGCAATCTCTTATCCATGCAGTAGCAGTCCGCGCCATCCACACAGCCGCTTTCGTATACTTTCGTATCGTATACAGTCGTCAGGGCATTGGTGTGGCGGTGTCCCATCAGCACAATGTCGGGCTTATCACCTGTCATCATGGTCAAGGTCTGTACCACGCTGCCCGGTGTGTCTTTGTCACCATGCACTGCATACACCAGTCGGCCGCGTACCATAAAGTCCGCAATCGTCTCGTCAATCGTATTCTGGTAGGTTTCTACATTGCCAAGTGCCGCACAGCGTGCGCCCACAATATAAGTCACAAGCTTGTCCAGGTATTCACCGTGCTGGTTATCCTCCTTGGCGGGGAACACCCGGCTATGGTTGCCCGGCACACTATAAATGTATACATGTTCGAACATGCGGCTCAGTTCGGCCACAAACCAACTCACGGCTTCCCCGGCGCTGATTACCTGGTCCACCACATTCTCATTGTTTTCCAACCGGTTGTTCAGGTGGATTTCACCGTTTACCAGGTCGCCGCCCAACACCAAAAAACAATTCTGGCCATTGTGGCGCTTCTGGATCACATATACCTTTTCCGCATAGCGCTTCAGCCGGGCACGCAGCACCTGTTGGTCAAAACTATTGTAAAGGTTCTCAATCTTGACTCCCGCATGCAGGTCGGTCAGGTGAACAATCAGGTCGGTCGTCAGTGCTTCTGTACTAACTACCCCAATGTGTTCAAAAGTCTCCGGCTTATAAGCGCTGAATCGCCGTTCAATCAGCTCTCGCATGCTCTCTCCACGGGCTTGTACCCGCATCAGACGGCTCACTTCATTGCGCTCATCTCGCAGCTTAACCTTTTCTTTCTCCAGCTCGCGGCGCTGCTCTTTAATCTCGCCCAAAATCTGCTGGGCGTCACTCAAGTTGGTTTCACTGGCGTGCGCCAGCATGCTGAACGCCTTCCAGTTCTTGCGGTATACGCACTCATCCTTGTCCTGGCCCAGCTCTTTATTGATCACATCCGCCACATCGTCCCAGGTGCCAATCTGGTCCTTGGCAGCACAAATGCGGTAGATGTATTCATTGTCAGTTTCCTTGGCAAGCTTGTGCAGTTCAAGCATTCACGTCACCCCGTGTATTCACAATTCCGGTGCGGCGCCGGTCACGCTCCATCTCAACCAAAGCTTCCTGCGCAAAATAGTTGTTGGGCAAAGCCTGCAGCACATACGGCAGCTCGTCCACCATCGTCTTGTTCACGGTCGTAACCATATGCACACCGGGGAACTTCTTGCGCAACATTTTTGCTTCTTCCTTAGAAATAACAATCATCTTCAAAAATCTCCTTATAAAAAAAATAATCTGAGAATAAAAGAACCCCCGGCCATAATGGTCAGGGGCACTCCACCCTCTATAATCATATATAGGGGGTTTTCAGCTTCAAGCGTTACAAGGTATTATTTTTGTTTCTGTAGCGGGTCACGCGAGCCAATGTCTTGGCGTTTTTCTCCAATTCCGCGCAGGTCTTGCAGTAGTGTGTCTTGGCATTCCACGCAATCTCTTCCCCGCACTTTTCGCAGTACCGGTTGTCAAACAGCCCAATCTTTGCGCACAATTTATCCATATCCAACCGGTTGTTCTCTGCCGTCACATCCCAGCAGTAAACACCTTCGCTTTTGTGATCATAAAACGGATACTCATACAAACAGCCAATCCGCCCCGGACCCGGCTTGCAAGTAATTCGGTTCAATATTCCGCACTTATCACTCAGCACATCCAGCTCCACCGGCGCTTCATAACCGTCCCACCAGTTCACGCCATCAATATGTATCGCTGTCACATCTCGCCCAAAGCAAGAGCAGAACTGTTTGATCCTGTATCGGTTCATCAAATCCAGCGTGTCACTACCATTCAGCCGGCACATAACAATCACGCCAAGCAAAACCTTTACCTGTCGCTGCGTCAGCCCATAAGTACGGATCGCCAGCCGGATGTAAGTCAGGTCGCTCTCATAAAGGTAGATCTTGTCAACCTGCCGCAGTCCACACTTCTTCAGCTGTTTTTTCTTGTACTGCTGGATTAGGTCCAACCGGTCATACTGCCTTATGTACTTGGGGTCTGTATGGGCCAGCTGCATATCTGCACAAAAATCTGGCTCATACCCACTCTGCGCCAACAGCCGCCGTAACAGCCGCGGGCTTTCATTGTAATCGTCAAAATTATCCAGCAGCATCTTTTCATTGCAATAATAGCTGTAATACATTACCCCTCTCCTCCTTCAATCGGTTCAATGTTCAGTTCGTTGCCAACCGGCACCAGGGCATAACGCTTGCCCAGGTACTCGTATTCACCGTCATCGCACAGCTGCGGCAAGCAAATGTTCACCTGCTGGATATTCTCCACAATGCCGGTGCCGGCCACCACCCACATAAACTTCTTGCTGCGGCGGGGGTATTTCTGGTAGCAAAGCATCACGGCAATGTTGGCCAGTTCTTTGGGGTCAAGGCAAATCTCTGCACACCGGGCACGGAACTTGTTGTAGTACAGCTGCCAGTCAACCTCAAAGCTGGCGGCAAACTCCTTTGTAACGCCCTCAGCCTCCAGCTCATCTTTGAACCGATCAAAGTAACGGCAGTGGTGTTCAGTTTCTGCCAGCTCGGCTACCGTTTTATTAAACTCAAAGTAGATTTTTTCAATCGCATCAAAATGCTCCTGGCTAAATCCCACCTCCGCGTCAATCATAATTGTGTAATCAAACCCGTCACTCCTTTTGTGGCGCAGCCCGTCCGCCCACTTTTCAATAACCCAACACATCTCATTCATGTTACTGTGGGCGCAGCTCAGGCGCTTCATCCGCTTGTAGTACGGGCTTGCATACTTCATAAAATACGGCAAAGGTCTGCCATACTTGGCAATCTGCCGCGGCACCGGGTACAACACACCGGTCTTTGCAAAATCGCATTCTTGCTTGTGGACTATATCATCATCTCACACTCTTGGCGTGTATGAGAGGCTGGCACTTCCACGCCGGATTTTCACCGGATCGCGTACATCCCTTGCGGGCTAGTCTCTTGACCTTCCTTATTATATGTATAAGGCTTGGCACAGGATTGTATCAGATTATATCTGCTATAAGTTTTTAATGTCTACCAAAACCTGTAATGTGGCTCCAGGTATGGCCTTTTCTAATGTGCTGAATATTCTCATGAGTAACATTGTATCTAGCTGCAATCTCTCTGTTAGAAAAACCAGAGTTTATCAAATTTGCGATCTCAACCACATCAAGCTCGTTTAGTTTTGCCGTCATGTTATCAGAACCTCTATGTGCTGATTCTCGCATGTGCAATCTTGTCTGTTCAGGCAGTTTTCTTCCAGACATATGCTCACGATTCTTTTCTCCAATTTTTCTCTTAGACTCTTTAGATAGAAAACGTCCCAAATTTTTCTCTTGGCCGCCATCTTGAATGTTGTAACAACAACCTAAAGATCTATAAAAAGCAATCCACTGCTGCTCAATAATGTTGATGTCATCATTAGCTTCTAACACAGCTAAAACCTTAAAATTAAAAGCCTCCTCCCCGTAAGTATTGTAATCATTTTGTAAGTAACAGTTGTCATGTTCATTATGCGCTAACTTCCAACAATGATGCCAATAGCGTTTTATAAAGCGCATTGTTGTCTGCCCTACATAAACTTTTCCGTTGGCGATATTCGTAATTGCATAAATGCCACTGCTGTCTCTGTATTTATCTTTATCAATAAAAAACATACAACCTCCATATTTTATAATCTGATAGTTTCCCTGTTAGCACACAGACAAAACGCCATTTCCTGCGTTTCCACATTTGTCCTGTGTACACCCTGCTCTTGCAGGTTCACCAGCTGTTTCCACTGCGCGTCACCGCACAGGGCCACCGATTCTTGATGGCTTTCGTTTTTCAATTACCCCGTATGTCACCATACAGGCCAGACTATCTCTTCCATGTTTCCATGGCCACGCGCTTGGCGTCCGGGCTATCATCTCCCGGCCTACAGGGCTACACTCATCACCCCTAGTCTTTACACCTTCAGTAATTACCAGTAACTGGCAATCAAAGCTTGGCACGGTATTGTCTTTACGCTGTATTGTAAAGAGTTTCACCGTTAGCCGCCCATTAGGCGACACTGCTGATAAGGCATTCACGCGGTTTTACAACGGCGAAGCCACCGTTGGTTATGGAGAGCAGGTCAACATACCGGGCGTATGTTTCTTTCTGCTTCTCGGTTTTTGGTGTTTTGTTGTGGTAGCAGCTCGCGTAATTGGAAATCTCACCAATCAAACTCTTCAAGCTGCGCATAATGCACGCCGTGCGGTTCTGGATCGTGTCCTTCTCCGCCAGCGCAGTTACTTTATCTTCAATGTCAATTACAATTTTTGCGTTCCTGTCCACACCCTTCATCATCAAAGGGCTGTCAAGAAGCAAAGTTAAATCGCCATCGTACATACCTACGTTGTTTTTTTATAGGTATAGACTATATCTTCTACCGGTTTCCCGGCAGCGGTGCGCTCCAAACTGCGTGTCAATAGCAGCCTTGCTCTGGTACACTCATCCCAGATAGTCGTTGCAGCCGTTTCCAGCCACAGGATTCTCCTGCCGTCTCTCAGGCAGGCATTCCCTGTTAGCAGCCCATATGGGCCACACCCCTGACGAAGGGTTCACACCGTTCCAAATGCTGTGTTACCACAGCCCCGGACCATCATTCGATCCGCGCCATTTAATCTCTGCGGGGTAATACTCTTGCAATTAACAATCAGTGTGTTCACCAACTGGCCGCAATATTTTTCCAGCAGTGGGTTGGTCACGCCCTTCAGGATTACATGCTCGCTCTTGCAAATGTGTGGGTTGCGTTCAATCAGCCGTTCGCCAAGCGTTGTTCCTGTTCTGTCAAAACTGTAAAACTCGTCCGCCTCCAGCGCCCCCTTTAAGGGTAGCCCGGCAATGTGTTCCATCAGCATAATCAGGTCAGGCACTAAGAACTTAAAGCTACCGCGCAGCCACAACTTGCCGCACTTCATGTCATCCTTATATTTTCCAAGCAGGTTGGTTATGTATTTTCGCACCCCCTCCTCTTTCAGCATCTCCGGGTTCTTCAAAATCGCCGCGCAATAATTATTCAGCGGTTTGTGCCGGTCAGCCAGCATGCCCAAAAAGCAGTAGGTGTATACCGGGTCACCGTTCTCAATCTTTTCAACCCAATCAATGCTGTAATCTGCCAGATGCTCAAACTCGTCTACCGGCAAATCCAGGTCCTGCAAAATCTGGTAGTTGCCGCGGGTGTATAGCGGTTCTGTGTCAATGTCAAACTGCCACTTTGCAATGCCAATGCAGTGCTTGTTCTTCTTGAACTGGTACCAGTATTCTTCCCAGTCCGCAATCGTGCCGGTCTTCTTAAAATACTTGTACCCCTTGTACATGCTCTCACACGCAATAATCTTGGGTTCAGCCCCTGGGCTGACATCGTGTTCCACGCCCCAAATGTCTTTGATGAATCGTACCCCGCGTTCTGCAAAAAACGTTTCATAGTCCATCTGGTTCAGCACGCCCTTAAAGTACGGCATACGCCACACTACACTGGTCACAGGCGTCTCACTGCCCAACCGCCGCTGTATCTCCTGCATAATCTTGGGGTGTGCAATCCCGCAGCCGTCAAAGGCATTTATCTCAATGTCGCGGGTAGTTTCTGCAATGTCTTTCTGCACCCACTCGCGGTCAGCCCCGGTCTTGCGGTCTTTGAACTGGATCTTGCGGTCATATACATATTTAATGTTCTGGTTTGGTATCGTCACAAAGCAGTCCGGCACTACCACAATGGTCGGATACCAGTTCTCAATGCAGTGGCAGCTGGAATACATCAGGCCGCGATAAGCGTAAAATTTACTCAATACTGTTTCCTGAATTTGTATTCCCATTGTGATTCTCACGTCAAGGTCGTGGGCCAACCGCCTGTCCACAAAGCTCAAAATCCCCTGCCGCACCATACTGGCGCTGCGTTCACTCAGCACAAACTCTTGCTTTCCAATCTTAAACCCGTGCTGGATCAACCGCTTCATGGCCGCCTTTTTGTTCTGGCCACCCACGCAATCCACAAATACAACAAACCGGTTGTACTCGTTGCTCTCGTATGTAAGCAGCCTGATCTGCCGGAACAGCATGTTATCACCCTGCTTTACATAAAAGCGCTCTTCCTCCTCCTGGCTGATCTGGATGTTATAGTCATGGTTGATAATGTAGGTCAGATTCAACTTTCGCACAATATATAGTGGTGGTGCGAACATTACTCGTCCTCCTTGTTATTCGGGTCGTCCTCTTTGTCTTCGGCTTTTTCCAGGTTGTAAATCTTTTCAATGCTAACCCGCCCGCTGTCAAACGCCTCACGGGAAAGTGCTGCCCACAACAGCGCGTACAAAACCGGCAGCGCCACAAAAATTCCAACCGTGGCCATAGTGCCCAACATCTGCAACGCCAACCGGATCACCACAATGCAACTTCCAACCAGCACCATGGCCTTAAATCCCTGCCACAGGTCATGCAGAAAATTTGTCAGTATCAACAAAGTTTCAGCTTCTTTCTTGTTCAAAGTTTTATACCTCCAAAAAAATATTTTTTCGTAGAAAAGGTAAAGTGGGCAATATACGTTCGTTTTGCTTAGAATATTTCATCCTTACACAATCCCCAGTCACTGTAATTCTCAGACGGCATCCCCCACCCGTCGCAAAACTGGGTGTTGCACAACTCTTCCATCGGCGGCTCTGGTGAGGTTTCCTGTTCCAGTTCTGGCATTACTTCCTCTGCTGGTTCTGGTTTATCCTCCGCTCCGCATGTCTGGCCTGCCGGGTACCAGTTGGAGCCTGCTCGGTTGGGTTTGCGCCGGTACCGGTTCTTTGTTTCGCGCACAACCTTCTCCACCATGTTGTCGCCACACATTAGCGGGAGCGCCAAAATCATCTCCGGCCGGTCAGATTCCAGGTTTCCCTTTTCAATCGCTCCGTAGTACGGGATAACCAGCCCACACTGGTACATAACCCGGATGGCGTTTGATACGGTCTTGTCGGCCAAGTGCAGTTCTTTGGAAATCGCTTTAATATATCCTACCCACGTTGCCACAAACCCCATCTTTTCCTTACCGTATGTACGCTGCCACAGGCGGTACCGCAACCGCAGGTAACAGTAGATCCGGTACAGGTTGTTCGTGCCACGCCCGGCAGAATAGGCAGTAGCCACTCTGTTTAGCAGCAAGAAATATTCGTTTGAGGTCAGTGAAGCATAACCAAACTTTCCATCCTTCTCATCTTTGCCAAACACCTCATTCAGATCTTTGAACCGATACTTAAACGGTTTGGTCGGTCTTGCCCGGTTGTACCCCTCTGTCATAATCACGCCACATGCTTCTAAAAACTCAACTGCATCTGCCGCACGGTTGTAGCATCTGCGGTGCTGGCAATCTTTCCCAAACGTTCCAGCCAGCTCGACCAGCTCTGACAGGCTCGTATAACTGTAAAATCGTAAATCGTAAAACGGCGAATACTTTGCGTACATCAGCATGTAAACCGGCAGTAACTC